GCTACTACTATACTGATTAATGTTTTAACGCTAATTTGAAACTTGCTTTCTTCTGAAAGTTCTTTTGCCATTATTTTCCTCTTAGTTTTAATATTTGTTGTCTAATATTTTCTGCTTCATCACTAAAAGGCTCAGCGTTTTTCATCTTAATTCTTAACGCATCTATTTTATCTTTGTTTGTTGCCTCCATGTCACTTGGTGGTTTAGAAACGCCTTTAGGCATGCCTGTTCTAGGATCAACCATTTGTCCTTTGTATTCACCTTCTTTAGCCATAACGTCTGATGAACGTGATTTAAACTTTTTATCTTCTTCAAGTTTAAAACCTGAAAAACCTTTCATTTTAAATGCCATAACTATTTTATTTTAAGTTTTATTTTACCATCTTCAATATATAATCCTTCTGGTTCTTTTATTGCCTGCCCGTTAATATTATATATTGTATTATTTTTTTTAGAGTTATTTATTATCTCTTGTATATTAGAGCTACAAGGCATACCAGTATCACAGTCAACATATTCTATAAACTCTACGTATTCTATTTGTACTATAGTATCGTAAACAAAAACATCTACGTATTCTATAACATCAACAAATAAAGTATCTAATATATCTTCATATACCGTTACCGTATCAGTAATATAAATATATTCAGGCACAAACACCTCAACTTCTACAGTATCAATTATAATTTCATATATATACTCTGGTATAGTATCAAATATAGTTTCATATTGTATAACGTCTACATAAACTGTATCACAAGGTGGAGGTCCAATAGGTCCGCAGTCTTCTATTAAAGTTGGTACAGCATTTGCTTCATCGCTACCATCTACACAATCTTCCCACCCGTCGTTTAAGTAAAATAAATTTGGGCCATTAGGTACACAACCGTTAGGAGAATATTGTGTCCAGTTTGCTGGGTCATCACCACAATAAAAACCATTTTGCTCTGCACATGCAATGCATAATTCTTGAAAGTCTAGTTCTTGCGTATAAGCGAACGAGCTTATAAACGCAAATAAAATTATAATGTATTTTTTCATAATTAAAATATTAAATAGTTAAACCCAAATTTTACTTCGTATATTTCTTTACCCCAGTATCTCATGTGAGTACCTTCTACAAATAGACCTAAACTTCTAGTTATCTTAGTTCCAAATATAATACCAGCATCCCACTCTGCCATACTGTCTTCGTATTCATACGAGTAATCATCTAATCCTTTATGGTATGGTAAAAAATTATACCATGTATGTAGCCAAAAGTTAGGTGTATACTTATAATAAGCAACACCAATAACAGCACTTAATTCTTTTTGCATACCTAATTTTTCAAGTTCACGCTCGTTGTATCTAGCAACCGCGTCGCCAAAGTAATGATTAAAGAACTCATCGTTAGAAGTAGCTACTAGCACTGAGTCTCCACCACTAACGTCGTACCAATTTTGGTCTATATAAAAACCTTGATTCCAAGGTTGTGGTACGTAACCAAAGTCTCCTGCTAAATCTTGAAACGTACTTTCACCTGGTATCCAAAAATCTTCAATAGGATTTACTCCATATACTGGATGTACTCTAAATATAGTTCCAATAGTAAAATCCCAGTTACCTTTGTTAAATCTTATTCTATAATCTAACGATGAATACCTTAAGTTTACCCTTTCATTATCCGCGTACTGTGCTTTAACCACAAACCAATCACCCAAGTAACGTAACCAAAAATTTTGCTCAGTAAACTTTTCACCACGATTACGTATAAAAGAATAATTAAACAAATACTCCCAGCCATTAGCATTACCAATAGTAACATTGTCTGCAGTATTTCTTTCGGTTCCAGTGTACCATGTTTGTCTTTTTGTCTCATAATCAAATCTAGCTATTTTGCGTAATCCTAACGTTAAATTGTAATCGTACGCATTAATTTCAGTTATGTCTTCATAACCCTTGTTTACAGCTCTATAGTCCTCTCTCTCAACAAACGACGTATTCATAGACATCGATGAGTAAAAGGTTGAGTACTGAAAAAAATCTTTTATCTGTGCCGTACTTATAGTACTAACCAACAGAAATAATAATAATAAATTTTTCATATTACAATTGTTATATTCTATATGCAGCATTTATTTTAGCCTGCACGGCTTTATATTCAGGAGATCCTTTTTTATGCTTCTTTCTTTCAGCAACATACGCCCCTAAATTAGGATCATTTTTCTTAGCCTCGGCGTAAGTTAATTTCTTAGTTTTCTTTCCTGCATTTCCAATTGTAGACTTAGGTTTATCTGTTTTAGTACCACCGGCTTTAGGCATTGTTGGAGGCGGTCCTATTTTTTTCTTCATCTCAGGAGGTAAAGCATTATACCTTTTCATTAGATCTGCTCTTTTTCTTTTGTTTATCTCGTTCTTTACTGTTCTAGCAGCTTTACCACTTCTTTTTTTAACATATTTATAACCTTGATATAATAAGTCAGCAGCTGTAAGGCCGGCCATTATAGCTGGAACTACTTTCTGTGGAGAGCTATTGTCAACAGCGGCTTTAAACTTAGGGTTATTATCTAACTTACCAGCTTTCGATGCTGCCCTTAAACCAGGATTAAAGTCTTTAGGAGACTTCATTTGCATAGAACTACTTTTAGCTCTTCCATCAGGTTGAGAAGATCTGTTCATTGATTTTTCTTGAGGAGTAAATGCAGACCAACCTTTTAATCCTGCTGTGTTACCACCTTTTTTATTTGTACGTGCCATATTTATAATTTTAAATCTTTACTTTCTATTAATGTGTATGTGAAGCTATTACCCCATTTATCTCTAGCAACTCTGCATATATCCATAAACTCGTGCCAATCATCATTAGCTGCTATAACTTGGCAGCCAGCAGACCATTTGTCTACTTGCTTAGATTTTTTACCACCCCATTTAGTTGCTCTATGTATATTAATACCGAACAAACCTGTTTGAGTATTTTCATTACTTAAATCAAACTTATTATCTTTATTAGCATCACGGTAAACTGTAACAGGACCGTTTTGTCCTAACGCTTCGTATCTACCTTGATGTAATCTAATTTTATGAGAACCACGATACTGCCCTTCTTTCAATACAGCAACACCTTCCTTTCTCATTATATTCTCCACCCAATATTTACCGGGATCTGTAGTGCAATCGTACTCGTAAAACTCCCATTGCCCATCACATTTAAATGATAAAGTAATTTTATCATCAAACTTATTTGTGACTTCATTTCCTGTATCAGAGTTTCTTACGCCAACTATATTAATATTATAGTCACCTGTTTCAAACCATTTATAGCCTTTTTCTTTTACGGCTTTCTCTATTATTTCTTTTGTTAGTTTCATTATATAATTATTATTGAACAACTTGAAGAACCTGATGTTTCTATTTTTAAATCAAAATTCTTAAAGTCATAGTTAAAACCTTCGTCTAATAAAAGTGTGGCACCCAAAGGAACCGTAACAGCATGTAGTATATCGAACTCATTAGTACCATTATCTAAATAAAGTCTATCAATTACCAAATCATTAGACGCGTGAGTACACGTTATAGTTATAGACTTAACTATAATTTTATTAACGTGCTTTTGTAATAACGTTAAATCACCACCACCGGTATCTCCACTTTGATTTATATATTTTGCCATTATGTTAGTGTTAACGTTGTTGATTTTGTTGTTACCTTGCTACTAGAAGGATCAGTGTACGCTACAGTCATTACTATACTATAAGTTGTCTTACCTTTTACTGTAGTAAAAACCATATCACCAAATGATAGCGTTGTGTTGGATCCTACTGTTATAATTTTATTTATATGCTCGTTTGTTTTATCTACCCCTTCATCAGTTTTGTCAACTAGCTTTTTTAAAAAATGTTGCATTGTGTCCATTTCCTCTTCATTAGTAGGTATTACTTCGTCGTATTTATTATTACTTTTATCGTCTGTAAATTTAGTTATAGCCATTTTGTTAATTTAATTATACGTTTATATATCCACTTATTGTCATTTGAAAATAGTGAGAAGAGTTTCCAGATGTTGAATCTTTTTTTATAAAACAAAATAACATATCATCTTCATCAAAAGTGTTATTAGAACTAAAATCCTCAGTATGGCTCCAGGTTCTTGCGGTAGTTGAAGGAGTTATAGTAGAGGTATTAAACATGTCTGTTAATGATATACTAGTTGCGTTATTCGTCATAGCACTATGTTTAATGTAAAATTTAAACGGGTCTGTTGTTCCAGTTACATATCCGTGAACTTTTATATTTGTTATCACACCACTTGCTGGCGCTATCATGAAATGCGCAGCAGCATCATATTGGTTTATAGAACTTATAGAGCTATCAGAATTACCCCAATTATCGCCAGTTGCTCCTCTAAATGGAAAATAATAAAACGTACTAGAGTTGTTATTTGTTTTATAACCACCTATAGTTTGCATCCAAAACTGTCTGCCGGAAGTATCGTTTGTTAAAGCAATATAACCACTAGCATCAGCTAATTGTTGAATTCGGTTACCACTTATGTCAATAGGTGCTTGTATTGTAATATCATTTGTACCATTGTCTGTATCTTCACTTAATGATATTTTACCAGATCCATTCGAGTTTCCAAACACTTCTAATATATTGCCTAACCCACTTTGTATTCTTGCCATAGAGGCTGTATCCTCATCAAAATTTACTATACCGTCAGTTGAATCTATTGTTATTGTTCCATCGATATCTAATGTTAAATTAGCGTCCGTGCCAGCAGTATCTACAGTACTTATCGTTGTATCACCATTAGTGTTTGTAGCTATTTTAAAATAATCGCTAAAGCTTGCTCCAGCGGCTTCATATAAAAATAAATTAGAAGTGCTACCAACATTATTAAGCCTTGCAAATGTTACACTATTGTCTTGAAAATTTACATCACCATTTCTATCAGCGTCTATGTTAATTAAACCATCAGCGTCTAAAGTTAACGTTCCCGCTGATGTACCCGCCCCATCCGTAGTAGAAAGCGTTGTTGCTCCATTAGCTGCAACAGAGGCTTTAAAATAATCATCACTACTAGCTCCAGCTCTTTCGTATAAATAAAAATCAGTTGAGGTAGCAGCATTACCAGCTAATTTTGAAATTAAACTATTAGTTCTTAATGAAGTACCAGTTCCTTCAACATCTCCTCCATAAAATTGTATTTCACCAAATGTTCCTGCACCGGTAGGTCTTCCAGCAGAAATATATATATCACCACCGTTTTTATCAGTTTGACCAGCGTTAGCTGGAGCACCTTGTATTTTAAATACGCCTCCATGACCATCACTATGCTCTGCTTTTTCTATTATTGACATTGAGTCGTCATCAGCACCTATTATTAACGATGGGTGTTGGAAGTATAAATTATCTTCAGCTTGTATAGCGCTAGATCCATTACCTGTTAGTACCCTATTACTAGTAAGACTACTAGCTCCAGTGCCTCCATTTGCCACGGGTAATACACCAGTTACATCACTGGTTAAATCTGTCGTGCTGCTTACAGTATTTTTTACTATTTTATTATTTGAATCTAGACCCAGGTTACCACCGCTAACGATGGTACCAGAGTCTACATCTTCTAGGTAGACATCATTACGAAATCTAGATATATAATCCCATATGTGTTGACCTATCCATTTCATCATCTATATTTCAAACCCAAAGTTTAAAATCATAAATCTAAATCTAGGACATGTGCCTTTGTTTTTACACTTAGCACAAGGACAAAACATTACTTCAAACATTGTCCATGTTCCTAATCTAAAAGTTAATTCGTATATTTCTTTTTTGTTTCCTGATTTCCAAGAATTAATCCAGTTTATCATATTTTAAAGTTTTGATTCTATAATATAATCACACATTTATTGGTGAGCATAACATCTACCGCTTTTATTTCTAGTATTGTTCTTACATCTTCCACCACTTTTCTTTATAGCAGAGCATCTTTTACTACTAGACTTATTGCTTTTCTTATTACTTTTATTTTTAGACTTAGCGGCACTTTTAGCAGCTTCAAGCTCTTCGTCCTTAACACCAATATCCCATCTATTCCAGCCAAGACCTAAGGCTATTCGTTGCCATGTTAAGTGATTGCCTGTTATAGCTTCTTCTAAGTTATTAGCTTTCTTAATTAATCTTTGTGTTGGTATATTTGTAGTTGCTTCAATTATACTAGCCCATTTATGTAATGTTGGGTTTTCTATTCTAAGTCCTAATTCTTCAGATACACCTTTGTTATACTGCTCTGTTTTAATAGCGTTGTATATTTTTCTTAACTTACTACCTATAGGTGGAGATATATTAGTTAACTCTAATAAAGTTCTACCATCTTCTCTACCCCAGCTTTTCTTCTTTTGTTTTTCAGCCTGTATAATAGTATTTTTTACAGTAGATACTATTGCTCCGTATATACCAGTACCACGTAAAAAAGAATCTAAAGCGCTATTAGCTGTTCTAAGAGTTTTATCTTCTATGTCTTCTTGATCGTCTCCCCAAATAACAAATGCCAAGGCCGATTGTAAGCTAGCAAATATTAAATTTTGTACCATACCATAATATAGTATCTTAGATATATTTGTTTTCATATCCCCCCTACCATTTATTAAATCAGATAAAGCTTTCTTTGTTAAACGAGTGTATTGCATTGTAACGTTTTGAAACGCTAGTATTAATCTACCTAATACACTAGCCTGTTGCTGTGATATTAAATCTTCTCTTGAAGACTGTTGTGTTTCTTCAGCTATCTCTTGAAAATCTAACATAGCCTTTTCATTAGCTTGTTGCTCTGAAAATCCTTGTTTTTTATATTTGTTAAGTCTGTTTCTATAAAAACTAGCGCCACCAAAAGAAATAGCAAAGCTATCCGCAACTTGTGTTGGGGTGAAACCTTTTTCTAATAACCAGCTAATAACAGATTGAGGTGTGCCTTTACCATCAGAAAAAGCTCTAGATAATTCTGAAGCAGATACATCTATTTGTATACCTTTTCTTCTTTGTTTTAATTGTGGTGAGTTAAATAGTGTAGCAAAGTCCGTCCAAAATTGAGGTTGATTAGCAAATGCGGCTGATGCTTTAAATATATTATTATCACTCCAGTTTATAAAGTTAACCGTAGATATAGTTTGTAGTAATGCAGATCTCATGTTAAAAAACATAATAGCGCCAATAGAACCGTTAATCCAATTAAGCATTCTATTTACATTTCTATCAGTACTAACTCTTCTGTTACCACCGTTTTCCATACGATACATTATATTCTCTAAAGCTTCTCTAAATGTAGTACCATATAAAGCCTCTATCTTATTCATATTTTCAGGAGTAAATATAGCTTCTGAATTAGCTAAGTACTCTGCTAAAAATTGTTTTCTACCAACTTTGTTAACGACATTATTTAAATCAGTTGATATACTACCAAGTGACCAGTTTTCAGTTGGTGCAACATAACCTTCTTGTGTCTTAGTTATTCTACTTAAAGTATCAGCAAAAGCTTTAACGTTACCGTATCTGTTTACAAAATCAATTAGCTCTTGTTTTGTAGCATCATCAATACCTGGAATATTAAATCCGTTTTTATCCCACAAGTAAACTCTTATTGCGTCATCTGTAGTAAAACCAGTCTCACCTACTTTAGCGGTTAAACCTTTAGCAACGTTAGGTAGATTCTTTTTTAATTGAGCATATTCATTTACCATCTCTTGCTTATATATATTCCACGATCTTATACCTTTAGCAAACGGGTCTAGCAGTTTAATTTTTAAATACTTCATGTGTAACTCACCTTGACGACCTGTACCTAAAAATCTATACAATAAACCTTTATAGTCTTCAGCCGAAGGTGGTACAAATATTCTCCACCAACCTTTGTTTTTACCTAAACGTTTAGCTTCTTGATAAGAGAACGTTCTGTTCCTGTTAGTCCCTTGAGACTCTTCTAGTATTGTATTAAAGTTTTGACTAGCTGATTTACTAAACTTTCTTTTAGCTTGCACAACATCTGACTTAATATCTAATTGATCTAACACCTGTTTAACGGCTTCAACATTTTGTAAAGCATCATCTACAAAGTACATATCGTTATAGCCTTCTGCAAATTTACCTAACATCCATTGAGCCTTAGCATTACCAGAGCTGTTAGCTAAGCCAGTTATATTTTTTAATGGTATATCTAGACCTTGTGATTTTAAAAATTGTTTTATCGCTGGTGCGGCAGCTTGAGGTCTAGCAGTTAAAACAAACATGTCTTTCGTTCCATACTTAGCTGCCCTTTGTCTAGCTTTTTCTAGTAAAGGACCTGGCGTTCCGTCAACAACATCATTAAACTCTGAAAAATCAAACTCACCACCTTGTTCTAATATAGCATCTCCTTCTGCGGCAAACTCTTCAGCATCTAATCTACGTCTTTCATAACCAGAAACAAAGTCAGTAACATTGTTAACTAAATCAGTCGGCATGGGGCTTTGTTGCGTTAAGTTATCTGTATTAACTTCCATAAATCTATCGCCAAACATTTCTTTAAAAGAAGATTTATTTCCTTGAACAGCTTCATGATTACGTATAACTATTTTATCTAACAACGATCTTTCTTGTCTAGCCCTGTTACGTTGTAAGGCTACATCTAATGATGTATCTACAAATATCATGCTAACATCATATCCCTTAGATTTAAATTCATCTACTAACTTCTGCATTGTTCTAACAGATCCACCAGTACCATCGACAACAACTCCATTTGCGTTACCCTGGTACTTCATCATTTTACCTCTAGCTATTTTTCTAGCTTGAGCTCCTAGCTTACCTAATGTGCTTCTTTGTTCTTTAGTTAAGTCTCGCATATCAGCAGGTAGTCCTGAGTTTTTCTTTAACCACTCTAAAGATATATCTGAGTTTACAATTTTAAAACCGTCTTTTTCTAAATTAAGTTTTCTTATTACGTTACCTTTACCACTACCAGCACCACCAGCTAAGAATATAACTTTACGCTCTGGTTTAGGTAGACCATCGTTGTTAGGTATATTAGCTCTAACACCAGACTTAGTAAAACCTAATGTATCATCAAAATCAAATGTTGACATACCTCTTGTTTTACCAGACTTACTATATTTATATGTATTAATAATAGCTTTACTTGAATCTAAACTAGATTGTAGTTGTTTAGCATTTTTTTTGTAAACTGTTTTAGATATTTTATTTATAGAATTACGAGCCTTTGTTTTGGTCATCGTTTTAGTAGTCAACTGTTTTATTATTAAGTCATTTTGATAAGGTATTAAATATTCTATTTGAGCATCAGTCATATTTTTAGTATCAATACCAACATTAAAAAACTCTGCTATAGTTTGATTAGAATCAATAAGCATTAGCTCATTTAAGTTTACACCTTGTATCGCCATCCTAACTACAGATGCCATACCATCTGGTAACTTTAGTTCACCACTTTTTATTCTAGGTATTACCTCATCAAAATAAAAATCTGGCATATCTCTAGTTAAATCTCTTTTGTTAGGGTTTTTCTCTTTGTTAGCTATCAAGTTGTCAGACGTTTCTAATAAAGAACCTTGCATATAAGAACCACCTATAACATCAAACACTTCGTTTACATTTCCGTTTATAGCAGCGTCCATTAAAGCTGTACCTATTTGATTTTGAGGATCAGTATGTTCTTCTACAACCTCTTTATCGTATATTGGTTTTCTAGTTCTTTGGTCAACTGTATAGAATTTAACTGGAGCTAATATTCTAATAATATGAGCCTGGCCACCAGTCGAACTATCTCTTAACATTTCTAAAAACAAAAACATATCAGGGCTTACTTTTCCATCAATTTTTTTAGACTCTGAAAATTCTTGTATTGACACAAAAAAATCTTTCAAAGTTTCTAATTTTTTTGCCTCACCTTGTTTAAATTTTTCTGTTTTAAATTTTTTAAAAGCTTTTGGAGTAAACCTTCTTTTAACATTATATTCAGTTTTAAGAGCGTTAATAATATCAACACCTGGTGGCATAGGGCCAGCAGCTTCATTAAACTCTTTAACGCTAGTATACATAGTTCTTTTACTACTAGCACATAGACCTTTTTGCATTAATACTCTGTACTGAGGGTACTCGGTTAAATACTCTCTAAGCACTCTGTCTCTAGCCTGCGCCCAAGTTTCGGTTTCGTTGTACATACTGTTTTTGGCTCTTGTTTTAGAAGAACCAGGTACTAATTTTATATTATAATCATTAGCTAAATCAGCAGGACTTTTTCTATAAGAATTTTTAACACTCTTACTAAATAATATATCTGGTCTACCAACACCAATGTTAGCGGCTTGATCTTTTATTAAGCTTCTTATCTCTTGATTTATAACTAAAGCATTACCTTGCTTTACAAAACTTTTTAATATAGGATTAAATTTTCTATCATGAGGCATTAATGTTAACTCATTTGTAATACCAATGTTCATTAGTATATCAGAGTCAGCCATGTTATTTATATTAAGCGCTTGAGCTTTTAAATTTTTAGGTCTAGTTGTTTCACCAGTTTCTATATTTCTGTCTAAATAAAATACTTCTAATGTTTTAGTGCTTAGCCCTATAGAAGTTAATGTGTTAGGATTTAAATTAGTTTTTGGTAATATAGCGCTTACAACTCTTTTTACCGGTGATAAACCTTTTTTTGTTCTAGTATTTTTTATAGCTTCTATTATTTTTGTTCTAATATTATTAGACTCTGGAACCGTTAGAGTTTGAGGTTTAGCTATTATAGAATTAGGATTAACTTGCCAATAAGACTCTGATAGTAATTTATGAGCGGGATATAAAACACCAGTAGGTTTAACTTTGTTTTTAGAACTTTCTGCTGGGTTTTGTTGACTAACCATATCAGCAGCTAACTGCTCGTAAGAACCGCTAGCGTCGTAATTAATTTCGTTTAATGTTTGTCGCAAAGGCTCAATGGTTGTTTCGTTGTCAAACATATATATATCTTTAACAAACTCACCTGAGTTTATTTGTCTAGTATCTTCTTTTAAATCTTTACGTTGCTGTTGTGGTGAAAGATCTTTTTCTTCAAACGCTGTATCTGTTTGGTCTCTATCTTGTACTTGTAGCTGAGAGTCTCCTTGATTTATTCTTGTTTCTTTAGAACTTTCTTCTACAGATTTTATACCTAATCTACGAGCTAAACTTTGAGCTCTTAAATTTAATCTGTTACTAACAAATTGATCAAGTGGTTGTCTACCATTATACTCGTTGTTAACTAACGTAGCAGCTTCATTTACTAAATCTGATTGATAACTACCTCTTGATACAGAGGCTTGATCTGCTATGTTAGTAGGTATAGGATCAAATAATCTTTTTGTTATACTTTCAACTATAGGCATTACTTCTTGTCCAAATTCTGAATCTACACTAGATATATAATTACCAAATTTATCTTCTCTAAACGCAACTGGTTCGCCATTAGCTTGTCTAGCAACAGTTTGATTTATCATACGTCTAGTGTTACCATCAAATCGATCTAACATACCAGCTAAATTAGACTTAGCAAACTTAGGTCCTCCTTCAACTTGCGTTACTCCTTGTGTAGCACTAACTATACCACTACTCAGCGAGCCCTTGTGTATACTTCTATTGTATTCTTTTAAGAACTCAAATACATCTTTACCACTATCAAACTTTATTTTCTTAAATCCAGCAGCCCTAAGTATAGGTAAAATAAAATCCATTAATGGTTGGAACACACTTTCACTATAGGTTATCTGACCGTTAGCTATAGCATCTGAAGTTAACGTAATCCACTCATCAGGATTTTCTATCATATACTGCTCTGTATATCCAGCTTCTTTAACTCTGTTTTCTACATACTGCCATTGATTACCTATTTGTTGAGACAACTCTTGCCTTATATTGGCAAATTGGTTTGGGTTGTTCTTCATTTCTTTTCTAAGTATACCATGCAACAACTCGTGGTTACCAACATTAACAGCATCTGTAAACTGAGCTACCTCGCTATTTATAATTATTTGATCACCATCAATAAATCCATCTGCATCAGCAGCCTCATCTCCATAGGCTTTACGTATTTCCTCTCTAGTTAAAGTATCATTTACATTTAAACCATACAAGGCACTATGTTTTTTAGCAAACTCTAAATTACTTTTAAAAATTCTTTCGGACATGTTCTGATTAAACTCAGCTGCTTGATCTCTTTGTATTTGTACATCTGAAAGATTTTTATCTATTTGATTTTGATATGGAGCTAGTATTTCTTCTATAGCTAAATTTATATCATTTAGTTTTTTATCTGCATCTGAAACAGAAAACACTCCAGTTTTTTTAGTATCAGCTTCTGCTTTTCTTCTTTGATTTTCTAGCTCAACCAAACGTTTTCTATCAGCTCTATCAACAACTCTAGCGTCTATATTCATTTCTATATTTATATCACTTAAAGCTTTATCTAAATAAGACTGTAGAGTTTTATCGTTAGTTATTTCTATATTAGAAAGAATTTTTGCTTTTTCTTGAGTTGTAAGATCATTATCTTGAAGTATGCTAACAACTCTTTTTTTAGTTACCTCACTTCCATTAATAGTATACTTTTCACCTCTTGATCCAGAAAATAATATGTCAGTATTTAAAACAGCTGTTGGCCCTTCTAATATACCTTCAATAAAAATATCTCCACTATCTAAGTTTTCAATACCTTTTTGAACACTAAACCCGCCAGGCTCTGCTGTACCTCCAGACGCAAATTGTCCAGCGGCTTCACTAGCAGCACCACCAACCATCTCTGTTCCAGTAACAGCAAGCGCTGTTTTACTTTTAGACATTGTTTTATCTAACACTAATTTACCAGTACCTCTCGCTACGCCAAACGTCATAGCTTCTACTACCGCCATAGACATACCTCTTGCTAGAGCTTTTTTTCTAATTTTTTCTAAAGAAGCTGGATCTTCTAATATCAAAGATCTAATATTGTCAGCTGTAAAACCATTATCATAATCATTTGGATCTACACCCTTTTCAGCTAACTCTTCTTTTAATAACTCAGTAAATTCTAGACCTGCTTCCATAGCACCTATACCAGCACTATAAGCACCAGCTACACCGCCATAAGGACTTCTTGTAGCCACAGCACCCGCTCCTGCACCACCAGCCGCAGAAACTCTTACTTCATCAGATCCATAAAGAGACGTAGCCATAGTAGATAGAGAACCTAGTATTTGTTGAGGTACCCACTCTAAACTTAACATCGTATTTCTAGGATCACTCATTACTTTTATGTGACCCCATATTCCACCACCATTCTCTTCTAGTTTTCTATTATATTCTATTTGAGCTTGAGTTTGTGGCACGCCACCATATTTTTCTACATCTCTAACCCACTCTTGTAACTTTTCGTCAGTTATATTTTTACCATGACGCATTAAATCAAAGGCGCCATCAGTAGTTAAACCTCTTTTACCTTGCTTTAATGATAATACTAATTCTGAAAGATAACCTTTATCTTGTGGTATAGTATCTTTATCATCTGTTATTTTATCTAATATAGTTCCTTTTTGAAAGGTTGCTTGCGTAGCTTCTGGATTTTCCTTTTCAAATGCTTTAGTATTAGCAGGAGCTACCTTAACAAACTTTTCACCAAGTTTATATTTTACAAACCCCAACAAACCAGTTGCCGAAGATGAATCCGTATTTTCTGTTTGATTTTCTTGGGGCTGACTTGCCCCTATTGACTTTCCCGGCGACTCCTCTTTTCTTTTCCAGAACTCTAGTTCATCTGGAATCCAACCTTCTTCTCCTCGCCACCAGCTTGTTTCCTTTATTTTAGCATTAGGATTTGCTTTAATAAATGCTTGTTCGTTTTCTGAAGAGACTTTTACAGTCTTTCCATTTAATATATATTCTTTCATACTGTTTCGTTAGTTACCCGTGTTATTAATTTTATTAATTAGGAATCCACTCACCATCTTTAATTTGCCCTCCAGCAAATGCTCCAGCAATGTCACCGTCAAATGCCATTTCTTTTTGTGTTTTTAATTCCTGCGGTATGTTGGCGTTAAATTCTCTTTCTGCATATGCAGTAAAATATTCTGTTAACATTCCTTTTAACAGCTTTTGGTTTTCTAGTACTTTGTTTGTTATAACTCTAGCATCGTCTTTAGATATCTTACCATCATTAGTTGGGTCTAAACTTTTTACAGTTTTCTCATCTATACCTAAAGAAGTGTAATCCATTGTGGTTAACTTTTCCATTAAATCATCTTTAAAAGAAGTATCACCTATCATATTTTTTGTAGCAGCTTTATACAAATCTTTTCCCTGTAACATCTTGTCAACCCTACTTCTAGCTTGCTCTATAGGAAAAACTAAGCTATCACCTTGTTTTAAGTTAGAGGCCTGCTGTGATCCATTAACCATATTTGTTTCTAACTGATTAGCTAAGTTTACATCCTTAGCTCTACTGTTTACGTGTTCTTTTATCTCATCTACTGTGACAAATTGCTTTTCATCTTTCAATAAAGCCTCTGCTTCATCTGGAGTTAAATATTCTCTTTTGCCTGTAGTAGAATTATACATTAACATTTTATCTCCTGTTTCTCTAGCTTTTCTTATCCAGTACAGTTTAGCATCTCTTTGAAACTTTTGAAAACCAGCTTTATCATTTGTGTACTTATTACCAAACTTATCTGTCTTATATTTACCATCTTCAGAAATAGTAAATCTTTTGTCTTCCCAAGCTCCTTTGTAACTCTTTAATACGTTGTTACCTTTTTCGTCTTGCACAACAAATTCTTTCAAAGCGTCGCTATTTAAAGCGTAACCAACTCTACCTTTATCATCTTTAGTAGGCTCTATTTCCCCTGTTACTATATCTTGTAAAGCGCCATCATCTATTTCTTCTATATTTATTTCATTACTTTCATCTGTTAATATCTCTGCTATCTCTTCCCTATCAGCTTCATTTTTTTTAAAGTCTTCTGCTTCCTCCATTAAGTCTCTTTCAAAATCCATCTGCTCTTTTTTGTCTAAATAAACAAAAGCACCTCTTCTTCGTTTAAATTTTTTATACAGTCTTTGGTACTCTTCGTTAGTCAAGCCTTCTTTACCTAACTGTTTTTTCATTATATCGTTGAACTCGTTATTTCTTTTTTGTACAACCGCACCTATACCTTCAGCTAAGTAAGCACCTACGCTAGTAGCCGCCTGTGAAGCCATTAGGTCCCCTGACCTTGCTTGCTCTTTTGCCTCCGCTACTTGTGCAGCGCCTTCTACTAATGCTCTATTCATATTGATTATTTATTATTATTACTCTGTATCTTCATCACTAGTTCCAGGCTGTGCGCCAAATCCAGCAAACATATTAGCAGCTCCCATTAAACCACCGGTTATAGCCTGCATCTTAGCCGCCTTAGCATCTGCTACAGCTTTTTTACTAGCAGCAGCTCTTTGCTGCGCCATACCAAATAAAGTTTCTGTTTTTGATCTTTCTAAATTTCTTGAATAAACTTCACCTTCTCGTTCTGCGCTTTGTATGTTACCAGCCATTGCTCTTTCAGCTTGCTGATTAGCAGCTTCTTGTCTACCTATATCAGCGGCAGCTCTTTGAGAAGCTAACTGATTTTCTCTAGCTAGCGTTTGTGCTAATGCTGCTACACCACCACCGCCAGCCGATCCTCGTAAACTATCTAGTATATTAGCTTGACCTTGTTGAAACTGCTCTTTTTCAAACTGAGATTGCTTTTGATTTATAGTTAAATCTTCCATTGTATTTTCCATATTTAAATACGGATTACTTGTATCTAAATTTCTATAAGCTTCTTCTTGTCTTTTTCTTTCAGCTTCAGCTTTTTTAGCTCTTCGTTTAGCTGCCCTTTCTGCTTTTCTAGCTTTTCTAAATCCTATCACACTACTAGCTAAAGATAACCCAATGCCAAGTGGGGTTGCTACACTACCTAGAGCACCAGCAATACCAGAGCCTAAACCCTTTTTTACAACATCGCCCATAACGTTAGTAGCTACATTGCTTAAAGCATCTGTCGCTACATTGCTAACTACATTAGTAGCTACATTACCAAGTACATTACCAGCTGTTTGATTTGTTGGGCCATAGCTAGCATCACCACCACCACCAGGAAGAAAAGGTATTTGATATTGATAGTTTACATTACCTCCAGCTTGCCCTCCAGTTTGATCAGCAGGTATGTTAGGTATGTTATACATATAATTTGTTTCGCTCATATTAAATAATTTACTATATTATAATTACATTTATTGCTATTTATTTACATTAATCGCTGCTTTGCTCGATCTCAAATGCGGTAGCATGAAGCTCTGCTTTATTTGTAGAGTTGTTTCTAAATTTAGCTTTAGCAAAATACCCTAATATAGAACCTGTTTCTACTAAATTATTTTTACTAAAAAATATAAAACTACTTTCAGTCACAAACTCCGCGTAATCACTTTCCATTTCTACATTTAAAATAATACTAGAACCAGATGTTGTTATTGAATTTATAGTTCCTATTAAATAAGTTTCACCAGCCACGCTATGTCCACCCATTGTAGTAGTGTTTACGTAATAAGCGGTGTCACCTACTTTACACGAAATATTTATTGGAGAGTTAAATGTTAAATCTAATGCTGGCATAATTATGTTGTTATGTTGTCAATGTTTAAATTAGCTACTGTGTCTTCAGTTCCATAGTCTATTAATAAATCTAAAAACAATTTGAATGTACTTGTTCCGCTACCAGAAAAACTAATATTACCACTAATCGCAGCATCGCCACTAGTAATAGCTATTTGATCTAGCGTAGGCCTACCGGCTCTAACATTAAAAGTTTTACCTGTGTACGTATATACAAGCTGCACTCTTCTTGACGCGGTTTTTGTTTTACCAAAACTAGTAGTATAAGTTGCTCCACCAGAGCCACCGTTTATTTGGACAGCGCCATTAGCAGTGGTAGCATTTATAGTTAATATAGTACCTATGTTTTGAGTCATTGTATAGGTTGGATAAATAGAACTCAATGAACTACCTTTAGTGCCAGTTGTTTCTAAATTAATTTTATAACTAGTTGATCTTCTAAACTGAACTACTTTATTGTCTGCAAGCGTAACAGGTTTTGATAATGTGCAAACATATGTACTATCAATTGATGAAACTTTTATTGTTTCACCTTCATTTAATCTAGCGCCTCTAGTATCTGACGTTATTATCTCATCACCAACTTGAACGCCTGTTAAGCTATCAAAAGTAATTTGCCTTGCGTTACTAACCCCACCACCTACGTTAACTTTTGTTGTTAAAATAATTGGTAGTCTAGGAAATTTTTGAAAGTAAGAATAATAACCTCTTGAGTTAAGCTTACTTGATATTGCGTTTTTAGTACCAGAAGGTAGAACTACCGTATCTTCAGAGTTGCGTATTAAAGAGTTATCACTAGCATCTAACACGCTTAACTCAAATGGAGTTTTAGGCGCGCCATATATTTTTATTTCTCTAGTTACTCCAGCTGTAGGTATATTTAAAGAGCCAACATATAATTTACTTATAGTGTTAGTTAGAATTGTAGGTTGCTTTATTGAAGAGTAATTTAAATCAATAATAGCTTCGTCAACTTCAGTTATATCTCTTTCTATATTACATATCAAGTCATACACGTTAGCCGTTGTAGTTTGTTTTATAAAAACTTTTAATCCAGGTATAATTTTTCTAAAAGACACGTTAGGTTTTTTAGATATTTCATATCCAGCGGCTGGCGATAAAGTTATCGATGCTATTTTAACGGATTCATTTAATGGCATTATAGCGGAAACTGGAATAGTCTCTACTTGATTTATAGTTCCACTGTCAGTCACCACGCCTGTGCCTACTGTCGTTGTATTATTTACTGTTATAAAACCATTTGATATAGTAGAATTACCATATGATAATTGTTTGGCTTTAACTTTAATATTTTGAGAAACAGCTACACCACTAATACTATACGCAGTTAAGCCTACTTTAGTTTTAGCAGCAACTTTTAATATTAAATTAGTTGTATTATTTAATGCCATAATTATATTTTGTTATTTACAGTGGTTGATCACTATCCGTTGGATATATATTTACAAATATTTTATTTATTCTTTTGTAGTCTATATTTCCTTCAGGCCCATACCTATCAATAGATAAACCATTTTTATAAGGTATTTCTATTTTAACAGTTTGAGCATTTATTTGAGTTAATGTTATATTGTTAATATCTAAATCACTTTCATTAGTTCCATTATCAGAAACAAAATAATTAAAGTTCTCAGTATTAAGATCGCATGTATTACTTGGTGGTGTTCCAGAATATGCAGGCGTTTCAGTTCTATCGTCTATAGTTACTATTTTCCAAACATCTATAAATGCTGAATTAGCAATTAAATCTTTTCCAGAATTTTCGCTAACATTAACGTAATAGCAAACTGAGCTTTGAAGAACTTCATCGCCAGGTGTTATGGTTGGATATTCACCTATAGGTAAATATCTTTCGTTATTAGAATTAGCACTGCATTTAGCAATGAATTTATTTCTAGTTACACCACCTTGCTGAACTAACATTGGGTTATTAATATTAGGATGGTTTGGGTCATTTGGTTGATATTGACTAATACTGTTATTTAATGCCGATACTTGTCCGCAAACAGTTGTTATAACATTAGGAGCTAGATCAGTGGGAGCTTCATAAAATTCATTTGCCTCAAAAGCATTTTCATATCTAATGTAACAAGTAGGTTGATAAGAGTCTATACAGTCTGTATAAACCTCAGGAAATGCTAAAGCGTAATTACCATTGTAATCATAGGTTGGTAAGTAACTAGCAAAAGGTATACTAGCGTAAGGGTTAATACCAGAGTAACTTTCGTTTTCTAAATTAAAATTAGATGAAGCGTAGGTTTCGCTTTGATAATATAAAGCTATATAATAATCCAAGCTATCGCCAGGGTCGTAATTTGAAATAAATAATTCTGAAGAATATATTTCAGAACTTGCTACGTTATTAGTTTCGCTAGGCGGGTTAACCACAGTATTGTCTGGATTAGTAACAGTGCTAGGATCACACTCTATTGCTTGCCCACCAAAATCTATAGCTATAGTAGTATCGACTTGTGGCATTTCAAAAGCCGGATCTAGTTGCACTTCTACAATAACTTCATTATCGCATTGACCATAATCACCAGCTAACGAATCAAACATCCTAATAGTATAAACATAAGGCAAGCTAGCATTTTCTCCAAACAAATTATACACATATATACCATTAGGGTACCCTTGACCAGTATCTGCAGCTTGTGCTTCAGTGTTAGGGTTTATTAAAACATCATTATCTCCGTATATATTTATCATACCAGCGTCTATACGATAACCTGGTGAAGCTTTTATTTTTAAAAAGTACCAAGTATTTATAGGCGTAGAAGATATAAGAGCCCCTGTTGGAGGCGCTTGATTTTGCAAAGTGCTATCAGCAAAGTTATCACCATAAAATTCCTCAGCCACAAAAGGCTCTACGGGTTGACAGTTATATAATTGAGCCATAATTATAAATCATTATTTGTTTTATTCTTTATAGTTAGAGTAAACGTGTTAGTAGGATCCCCATCAGTAGGAGGAGGTAGTGTTACTAATGTAGGGCTACCGATACCTTGCACTGTAAACTCACTAGTATCTAAATTTTCAAGCGAAGTAGCGACACCGCTAATATTATTAAACCATTTGTTTTCTTTATCAATAAACCAAGTTATTTTACCTTCTTGTAAATCTGTATTGACATCACTTACCCACCAGCCTTTTTTATTAATTAAGTTATAATACTCGCCATCTGTATAAGATAAACCATCTATTGTTTCAGATATAAATTGATCTACTCTAGCCTGTGTGCCTTCATAGTTCATAGCTTTAAAAGACTTAACCTGGCCAGGTACATCATTAAACATTACGGTAATTGTAGATTCAGCTTCAGGCTCTAAAGTAGTAGCGCCATAAAATAAATTTCTATTATTTATTTCTCCAGTATCTGGATCAAAAGTGTCCACGTGGTGTTTATAAATTTTACCTCTTTTAGTTGTTAAGTATTTTCCAGAAACTGATACTCCTTGATCTGGTATAAAAGATCTAAAACTAACCCAACCTTTAGAACCTTCGTTAAATGCTACCATTGTTTGGTTACTAATACCTAAGTTATATTCACCTTTTACCATATCAAAAGTTCCTATCATTTGAGTGCCATACCCACTAGAACCTACTATATTTTCTCTAAACCAAGTTCTCATACCAACATTTGATATAGGTGTTATACCGTCCATTGATATTCTAAGTACCGCGCCTCTTTGTGAGTCAGTGCAATATAATCTATAATTATCTTTAGCTAATGATTCTGGATTTCTTGATATACCGTAATCACCTAAGAATGTAGACACTTGACCTAACACTCTATCAGTAGCGGTTAATTGAGGGTTACCATCTGCTAAAAACACAGCTTCTTTATTAGCAATTACTTTTAATATTTTATCTTCACAAAAAACAACAACATTAGTATCTCTAGTTTTTAAAGCTTGTATAGTACCATAGTCCGGGTTTAAATCCTTAATTATTTTTTCACCCATATTAAACTCATTTAAATCATTTACTCCAGATGTAGTATTATATAAACCTGAAAATATCAAACCACTTGTTCTGTTTTCTTCTCCATACTCATCTATAGTAGTAGAAACTTTAACACCATTATCGATTGTTGGTGCGTTAAAATCATCTCTTATTCTATCAGACTCAACTCCATTACCAAATGAATAACAATTATGCCAGCCAAGATCAACTTTGTATTTGTAAACATCTTTATTTACTTTATAATAGCCCGTAGGGCTTTTAAATTCTATATTACTAAGTGTGCTACTATTACCTCCAAACCAAGAGAATGCTGACGTTGGCCACCCAACAACTTGAATTTCAGTTCCATTAGGATTACCTGATACAAATAAACCATCAGGTAAACCTTCACCACTAATGTTCATACCTGTTACAATATTTGTAGCATTTGCTAGTGATATAGTATCAGCATCAGCGTCGTAAGTAAACGTAGTAGTGTAAGTAGTTTGTGGAACATATGTACAGTTCTCACCACCAGTTGGTGCTACATAATAGTCTTCGACTACAGTTCTTGTTTGCATGCCACTGCTATGCTGGAATATAAGTATATCACCTATACCTATATTGTATTGGTGTAACCCAAAGTCCGCATTACCATTCAAGTCTATAAGCGTGACGCTTCTTGATACAACTTTTATTATAACATCGTCTTGTAAATACTCTGCCCCGCCTACACTAACATCTACATACTGCTGACCATTATAATTAGCTACATTAAGATTATCTATAACCGTAACGCCTGTAGCTGGATCAACTCTTTCTACTAAAACTTTAGATTTTAAAGGAGCGTAAGATAATACATTACCTTTTTTTAATTTCATTGGTATAGCGTGCGTAGCCTCATAATATAAATCTAAGCCAACATCTTCTTTTGGTTCTGTTTCCCAAACAGCTCTATCTTCTTCGATTTTAACTTCTTTACCACCAGCTACTACACCAGGTTGTAATATTGATATTCTTATACCACCATGTGTTCCATCGTGCTTAGCCCAACCTCTTGGATCAAACTCATCTGGTACTATACCTTCATTTGTTACACCTCCAGTTACTGGGTTTATTCTTCTAAATTCAAATCTTATAGACTCTCTTCTACATACAGTTCCACTTTCATAAGGACCAGTTGAAACAGATGAGTCACATTGACCGCATATTCTATGAAATCTATTATTGCAAAATCCCCCTGTATTCCTATACATACCAGTTCTAATATGTGTAGTACTATCAAGCGTTTCAAAGTCGAATATTTCTGATAAAGCAAAGTTACTATACAGTCCTTCAAAACAGTTAACTTCATTACCTTCTTCATCTACGCAATTAGCATTTTCTCCACCAAAGTTTAAAAAGTAAGCGCCATCATCATTAGGAACGCTAGTAGTTGGCGCCCACTGTCTACTTCTTACAAAGTTAACGCCACCGTTATTATCACAACCAGAGTCGCTATCATCGTACTGACCATGGTTGAATTGATAACCAAAGTTTCTATTAGCTAGTGGTTTTGATTTTTGAACCGGTAAACTAATTTCATCGTCATCAGGGTGAACTGTAATTACTTTATAAACATAAGGTTTGCCATCTGGAAAGTCTGGATCAGACATATCAGATTTATCATCTTTAAAAGAAAAGTAAGTACCAGCTGCAGAAGCTCCAGCAAAATAATTATATATAGCGGGCGCGCCACTACCACCTGCGCCAACTCCCCAATCACCTATTTTACTTAAAGCCATTCTACCTAAAGTACCTTCGTCGGCATGCCCTTGATCTAACGCTGTTGGCTTATAGTTGTATATAGAAGGAGCATACGGGTAACTACCATCAGTAGGGTATATACCACCTTCAGCTATACTATCGTTACTTAATATTATATTTGAATCATTTATAGACTGAACACCTTGTTCGTTAGTTTCAGTCTCGTTAGTTCCAAATTCCATTAGCTGATATTGATTAGCTCTAGCGCCATCTAAAAATACTAAATGCGGATTAGCATAACCCTTGTCATCAGTTTCGCTGTAATTACCTGATGATCTATGAAATCTTTTATAAGTGGCCCAGTAGTCTAAAGTGATACCACCGTAGTTAGCTGTGCCAGGGTATTTAACTGTAGCTTGGCCGTCATCTCCAGCTGTTATATTTTGATAACCAAAATGATAAGTCGTCTCACTGTAATCATCACCATCGAGATCTACGTTCATTCCTTCTGAAGCAGCTCTACAACCTAATGCAAAAAAATGAACTTGTTTAGAATCATATTGCCAATTTCCAGCGTCGCCAAGAGTTCCACTAGGATAGTTTGATGTAACAGCATTAGTAGTTGAAGCGCTCCAATATCCAGGGTATGGCTGAGGATTATTTGAAAACCTACCAAATCCCCACCATTCATGAGGTTGAGTAAAATCAGTTAGCACCTCACCACCGACATCTTCTTCTCTAAACAAACCAGTGGTAGCATTATATACCGAAGGTTCACCAGCTGTTGGAGTAGCTAGTCTAGAATAAGGACCTTGCTGAGCTGGGTTGTATTGTTGAGAATCTACGTAATTTAAAGTTATTAAATCTATTTCAGTAAATTGTACTTCATTATCAGAAGTTATTTCTATTTGATCTTGAGTGGTTTCGTCTTTTTCTATTAACACAAAGAATCTACCATCAAACTCAGGTTTGTTTTCTACAACCTCTTCTTTGAACTCAAAAAAATACTGTAAACATTGAGATGCACAGTTACCATCTATATCAAAGTTTGCTTGCGCAAATCTTTCAACCATATCTGCTGATTGTAAAAATGACTCATTGTATATAACAACACCGTCGCCAGCACCATCAACGTAATGGTGTGTAACTTTTTTAAAGTCTCCACTATTTAATTGTTTAAACACAGCGCCAGAAGCTGGGTTTTCTGTTCTACCAACTACTCTTACAAACAATTGCCCTCTTTTATTTTCACCATATAAATTTAAAAAACCATTCCATGAATTACCTGGAACAGCTATTCTAGTATTACTAGGCGAAGTTAGCAAAGAAGGTTCGTTTATTTGAGGATCAGCAGCGCCTATTGGGGATTCATAATCATCTGCGGTTGGATCACCTGTTATATTTATTAAACCAAAGTTCCTTGTATCTGTTTTTATAAAATCAGGAGCTTCGTTTTTTATATCTATTATTTTATATCTAGCTTTTTCTAATACAGCCTCGTCGTTACCATGTGTCTTTTTTAAATACAAATAGGTTTCAAGATCTACTTTGTTTCTATCGGCCGAAGGAAAAGAAAGCCAAATGTTATTTTCTTCTTTAGCTTTATACCATCTATCTAAAACTAAATTATAATATTCATTAGATGTTTCTTTCACGTAGTATTTTACGTATTCCATCCATGTCATCTCAGTTGGGTCTCCAGCAGGTAAGCCAGGTTTGTCCCATATTTGCTTTACTGATAATCTATTAGACTTTGCACATAGCTCTTTTGGTACGGTTAAATCATCTGTTTGCGCTAAGTAATCTGTTCCACCTAAATTGTTAGCAACTTCAGATATCTTATTAGATGCTATAACTGGAGTTTCTCTTCCATATATATCCCCAAACACCATACCTACTTTGTAATCTCTTATAGACTTAAGAGATTTTTTAGGTTGCCCTTCAACCGTTTCACTAGTAACATTTTGTTCTAAACCTACTGGATATTTTATATCAAACCCTTGTGTGTAATTACCATACAATATTCTACTACCTGTTATTTCTTGAGCAAGAGCGCGTCTAGGTACATTATCAAAAGTTCTTAATAATTGAGTTGAAGGTAATGTTTTGTATATAGCCTCTGTAGTTATTTCTAACGCGCCGGTAGCTAAAGAGTTTTGTGTAGAGTCATTACTATCTAAATTACCATCAGGAGTAAATAATTCCCACTCGCCATCTTTTATTTTTTTAATTGTTTTGACTGTGTATATATTTGGTGACTCAGTAGTCTTATATAACAAGTCAACCTCTACAACATTTAAAGGTCTTTCAGTATAGTAAGGTATAAAGTCTTTTACTATTATCTTCTTTATGGTATTAACCATACCTAAGTTATAACCTTTAACTGTATCGTAATCAAATAAACCAGGGTCAAAAGCTAATTCAGACCAAGGTGAAAACGCAGAGTATTCACCGTCATCGTATTTATATCTGTAACCAAACCTTGGAAACTTTAATTCAAATTTAGAATCTTGTTTGCTTGAAAGTTTAAACGACCAAGATTGCATGCTACTACTTATATTGTAGTTTGGCTCTGTTAATATTTGAACTTTTATTAAATCTGTTGGTACGTCTTGAGGTTCAGCGGTTGGATATCCAGCAAAATATCCTAAAAATTTAACTTTAAAATTTACTTCAGGATAACCTTCCTCTACATCTTCTTGTGTAACAGTAAATATATCACCTGTTTGAAAAGGTACTTGACTTAAATTAGGAGTGACAGAGCCGTAAGTAATTTCGTTACCGTCGTTATCAAAATTTGTCCCTATTAAAACCATATCGCCAGCAGATGGATCTTCACCCCAAGCGTTTATTTCTGCATCACCGTTGGCTACGAAAAAATCATCTAAATTAAACTGTAACTCAGCGTCATCTCTAGTTTCAGTCTCTATAGTTGGTGGTGTTTTAGGAGCAGGTCTTAATACGGTAACGTGCTCTTCTAGCAAATCAGCATTTAATCCTACTAGTTCTGCATCACCAGCATTTGTTAATTGATCTACAGTAGGATCTTGTATAAGTAATTTAGTATGTAAAACGCCACTGGCGTCAGTGCCTGATTTACATTTAGTAATATTTATTTTTTTAGGTTCATGCTTACCATCGGTAAAAAATAATAAATCATCAATTATATTAATACCGTTTATTAAAGTTTTCTTAGAAAAGTTTAAAACTCTTGGGTGTTGAAATCTTGCGTGGGTAAAGTTACTCCAAGTAGCAGTAGCTTGTTCGTATAAGTGAATAGTGTTACCGTCTATCTTTTTTATTTTAACAGTTATAATATCAGTAGGATTAGCATTATCGTAGAAAGTGATAGTCATGTTTTCCCTTATTTTCGCTGGAAGAGTAGATATAGCTTCAAATGTAGTAATAGTACCAGTTGGTGCTGAGCTCCATACATTAGACGTTAAAGTTCTTAACGCCCATCTGTCTACAACTACTGGTGTGTTAGCACCACTTGAAACATTATGTTCTATTATAGTATCAATTCTAACTAATTCTTCTGCTGTAGTTATTAAAGGTAAAACATCTGTAGTAAAAAGAAAGTAAGCACAGTCTGATTTTTCATTAGCAATAGAACCTATACAAGTAAATTCAGAGTCTGCAAAAGCCGAAGATAACACATCACCAGTAGCAGAGCCAACTTCAATATTACCTTGTAAGTTTTGTACTACACCAGAGTCACCAATGCCTGTACCATCACCATCACCAGATGTGGTTCTTACCTGAATATTCATGGCATCTCTATATTCACCTTGCTGAACTAATCGCTCATCAAGATCTTTATTCATCTTGCCAGCCGTAAAACCATGTTTAATTTCTCCCATAATTTTATTTTATTTGTTTACCCATACCTCTAAGTACTTGCGTAAATTCTTCTATCTTAATATTTGATAATCTAATTTTTGCTTTTCTAGTTTCAGCAAACTTTTCTCTTTTAAATCTTTGAACAATAAACGGTGGTATATTAGATCTTGTAGATAATATTCCATATGCTATCCATTTATAACAAGCTTCTTCACAAAACTTGTGCACTACCATTTCAGAGTCAGTACCTAAACCATCACTAACATAATGTAACGTTACAGTAACCCCAGCTAAAGCAGAACCAAACTTAATTAAACCTCTAGAGTTATCTATAAAATAACTACCGTTTATTTGTGTATGCTGCGGATCTAAACCATATCTTCTACCTTGTGGTGATATCTCTACATCATTGCTGTAATTGATATCGTATAGTTGGTAGTTTACAGGAGTTTGGCTTTCAAAGTTATTTGAAGTGTCACTAGGTGTTTGCTCTGTTAGAGTATCTTCAACCCCATCAGAGTCTGTGTCTGTAAATTGATAGTTACCATTTGCGTCTTGAGTTATGGCAAATGGGTCTGATGTTCTTTGTGCTGGATATAAAGGTCTTTCTAAACCATCACTACCTATTCTAACTAATCTAATATAGTTAACGTAGTCTTGAGGTAATACCATAGACAAGGTGTTTGGAACTTCTATTTCTTGAGATTTAAAAGATCTTAACACATCATATGATAATTCTTGTATAGCTCTCATTGCGTGAAACTGCACGTCGGTTCTACTAATCTTTGATATTATCTTACCTTCACCTACATAAATAAACATAAAAGCATTTATAATGTTTTCTAGTGTAGTAAATTGATAATTACCATAATTAGCAGAGTTACTTGAGTTATAATATTGAGCTTGTGTTGTTCCGTCTAGTAATCCCATAATTAACTATTTTGTTGTTGTTTCATTAGTTGTATATCTTGAATACCAGCTTGCTGTATTTCTGGTTTTTGTATAGTAACACCAGCTAACATAAGTATTCTTGATACTAAATTTTCTTCTTCACCAACGTGTAATTCAAAGTTAGTTGAACCATTAGCATTATATAAAGCTTTTTCTGCGGCAACTACATATGACCAGTTAGGAGTTGAAGGTGCTCTATAATAACTAACTTCAAAACCCTCTGCATCATTTGAGCCATTACCATCTGTATCTACATTATAAGTAGCAGAAGAAGCTGGTGGATAAACCGTTACAGTGCTTGAATCTTCTCTTACAAATACAGATCTTTTTAAAACAGCTTTAGTTAAAGGATTGCCTTCGGTAAATGTTATTTGAGTTTTATTAACTTGAGATAGTTGAGTTCCATTTGCTCTAGTAATACTAATTATTTTATGAATCTCTGGAAGAGTTAAAGTAGAAGCTGTAACATTAACAGTTGTGTCAACATGGAAAGGGTGTAGCTTTTCTTCTAGCATTTCAACCTCATCAGCATATAGCATTTGATCGCTAGGTTTTCTTTGTGCAGTTTTAAATCCATGAAAGTAATTATCGAATATTTCGTTTTGTGCTTTGTCAGCAAATAGATTAAATTCTTGCGGAGTTATATAGCCTCTTTGTTCTTTATTAGCTAGCGCTAATACTTTTTGATATACGTTATCTATGTCTACAGCCATAATTATTTTTGTTTATAATAAGGAAATTGTTGATTAAGCCATTTTTTTCTTTTATCACAACCACAATCTTTGTAACCAGCTGCTCTTACAGCAAGCTCAGTTAAAGATTTTATTCCAGTAGCTCTAGTAAATTTTTCTACAGTATCGCCAAGTCCTTTTGATTTATTCATATTAGTGCATTTTATACTATATTATAGTTACATAATAAAGTGAAAGGTTAGCCTAAATAAAAATAGCCACCCGTAATGAGTGGCTATTAATATTAGTTAAAAGATTATTAGTTAAATCTTTTTTCTATGTTTTGATATATCTCCATACCTTCATCAGTTTTAAACCAATGTGCTAATGCTGTATATGGATGCTCATCAAAAGGAATTGTCATTAATTTTCTACCAGTAGACGCCCATGAAAAATATCGTTGGTCATTTGATAGTTTTAATATTCCTTCTTCAACAGCTTTAATACCAAAGTTTCTAAGCTGAACATTATCATCTGTAGCTAGCTCTATTAACAGTTTAGGATTATTCCTAGCAAATAGTAGCAAATCTCTTTTAAGTTCCTTAGAACTCATCTTAGATACCTCAGATCCTTTCTCTACTCTCATAATAGCTTCTACCATATCAATATCCATTTGTCTAGCCATTAATATTGCATCAGCTTCCATTTCAAGTCTATCTATTTCAGCTTCGGCTACCTCAACAGGTTTATATTCATAAAATATTTTATTATTATCAGGGTGGTATAAAGATAAAAACTTTTGTAAAGTTGTTTTTTCTTTTGGTACAAACAATGAACCACTTCTAAATACAACGTGTTCTAATCTTTGATCACCTTTCATTTCGTCAACAAAAACTGTTCTTTGATTTTGACAATACTTTATTTCCCTTTCGTAACCTTTTTCTTCATCAAACCAAAATAAGTTAGCAGATTTTATAGATCTAGATAAAGGTGATTTTCTACCTTTTAAATAATACATCCTATCTTTTATTTCCCACTTTGGTTTAGCTTTTATTTTAGGAGCTTCAACCTTAGGTTGTTCAACAACCATTGTTTCTTCAGCAACAGGTTCTACAACCTTAGTCACTTGTTTTTTCTTTGCCATAATATAATATATAATATAATTAATAAAAATATAAGGGCGATACTAGACCGCCCTTATAAATAAATAGTCTTACTTCATTAACATAAAGTTGTTAGCGCCTTGAACAACTAAACATCTTTCAGTTAAGAAGTGTAGTTGCATTGCATCTAACGCTGATGTAGCAGCACCAACAGAACCAGTAGTCCAAGTTTTCATTTTTCTATTGTCTGTTTGTGAAGCTCTATATCTAACGTGTAAGAAAGGTCTCTTCAAGTTTTTACCCATAGTTTGGTCATAAACTGTAGAAACACCAGCTGGAATCATAACACCTCTGATTGCTTCAGAACCAGCAGCATCGTTAATTCCACCTCTTGTAGCTTTGTCATTTAAGTATCTAAAGTCAGATTTGTAGAAGTCATAAGAACCTCTTCTAAATCCTGAGAAACCTAAGTTTAATGCCATATCTTCGTCGTTGTCAAATACTCCGTAAGAAGTACCACCAGCTCCGTAAGAATTCATTGAAGCTAACATATCATCAACAGCTAAACTAGTAGCTCTGTTAATAAACATCATGTATTCTTCAATAGCACCTTGCTTATCGAACTCAGCTAAGATAGCGTCAAACTCTGCTAAATCAGTAGCAGCGTTAACACCTGTTACACCAGAAGTTAAATTACCTCTATCTTCAATAGCAGCAAACAAACCTTCAGTACCAACAGGATCTCTATCTAAAACATTACCAGCAGTATCAGCTATACCACTACCATCTAATTTTTCTGCTTCTAACATTGCCATCTCAATGTAGTCATTGAATCTAGCTCTTGTATCAGACTCAGCTTTTAGATACCAAAGATATCCTGATTGTCCACTTTCAGAAGCAACTTCTACCCAACCGATTCTACCTGTATCAGATCCTGATACTTCAAAGTAGTCTTTCATAATAATTGGCTTGTTAGTAAAAGTTTTGAAAGCTGGTTCGTTAGAAGGTCTAGAATCTGAACCTCCAGATGAACCGTCAGCGTTGTTATATCTAGAACCTTTTGTAAATTCAGAACCATAAACTAATATAGTTGTTTGTTTATCAGTAGTAGTACCAGAAAGCGCAGCCGCAGTGTTATAAGTAGCAGCTTCAATTGTATCAGCGTCAGCTTTAGTAACTATCATTTTAACAACACCGTTTGTAGCATCAGCTACTATAATAGTGTCGTTAACTCTAATACCGTGATTTAAAAACGCTGGTGAAGCTGAAGCTCCAAGAGCGCCAGTACTAATACCAGAGTTGTTACCTTCTGCTTCATCAATATCAAATTGAATTAGTATTTGCGCACATGAATCAGTACCGCCAGCTGCTGAAGTTACCTTACCTTTATAAGATAAGTGTAATCTACCTTGCTCCGACCAAACTACTTGGTCTGAAGACATAGATTCTTCTGCCCCAACTTTGTCTAAGAAACCTGAGATAGTTCTCGGTCCGAAAACCTCAGCTTCTTTTTCCATAAGTTCAGGCAAGTATTGTTGAGCCCAGTCGTTAGAGCCCGATGTAAAATCTAAGTAATTTGTAGATAGTGTCATTTGCTGATGCGAAGGAACACTATTCAAATTATTTCCATTTGTAATTGCCATAATTAATTTATTTTAAAATTGTTATTTTCTTTTTCTAATCTTAAAAGATCTGTTTCTCATGTCAGAAGCATTTTGACCTACAACCTTATATTTAACACCACCTGCATTAAATTCACCGTGTGTTTTTCTAGGTTCTAAATTAATATTTTTATCTTTAGCAACTCTTTCTTTTATAGCATCCGCTTTACCTTGCTCATAAAAATGCTTAGCAATAGCATCTGGATTCATAGCTGTATATAAAGATTTGTGATAACCTATAGCATCTTTAATAGTTGTTTCATCTTCGCCAACAAACTTGTTTACGAAATTATTAAGATCACTTTGAGTTTCTTTTACTTTATCTACATCTTTAACATTAAACCTATAAACTTTGTCTCCAACATTATATTCAAAACCTTTGAAGTTATTATTAAAAACATTATTGGTTTGTTTAATAAAAGCACTTTGACTTGCGTCAGATACTTCCTGTTGATTTTTCAGATCTTCATTATATTGATGATAAAAATTAATAGCTTCTTGCTGTTCAGGTGTCAACTTTGACCCTAATTTAATTTCATCATAGTATTTAGACTTTTGCCCGTCTAAGTAGGCTTTAGCCTCGGCAACTTGCTCTTTAAGGGCTATTTTCTTTTTACGTATTGTTTTCTCGTCGTCAATTTCTTCATCAACACCAAAGGTGTCTTCTAATAAAAAGTTTCTTTCTTCAGCTGACAAATGAGATTTGGTTGATCTATAGTATTCATCTAGTATATCAGAATCATCCATTTTAGAAACATCTCTGTTTAATTGTACATAGTCGTTTAAATCACCACCAGTTTCTTGCATAAAGTTTATTAACTTCTCTACATTTTCTGGTAATGGTTGACCAGTCTCTTGCATTTCTTCAACCGCTTCTTCAATTATTTCTTCAGCTTGTTCAACCGTTTGAGGCTCTTCTTCTGTAACCTCTTCCATTATAGGTTGCTCTGAAACTTCTTCAACTACCTCTTGTTCTACGTTATCTTGCTCGTCTACGATATCTTCAGCTTTTGGTGGCATGTCTAAGTCTACTTTAAATACACTTTCATCATCAGCACTGTCAAACTTAGTGTTATCTATTACTTGTTCAACCTCTTCTTCTAAAGGTTGTTCGTTATTTTCTTCTGTCTGATCGACAGATTCAGTTGTCTCTTCAACAACTTCTTCATTTAGTTCTTCCATAATAAAATTTTATAAAATATTAAAAATTAAGAGATTACATATTAGCGCTCCCCGTTATAGTATCATTACCTGATGACTCAAAGCTTTTAAGTGGATTACCCTCAGTTCTTCTTTGAATCATATTCATTTGATGTTGAGCTTGCATATCTACTCTATTATCTCTTCTGTTTTCTCTTTCATCTTCTCTTTCATTAGAAACTCTTTGTTTCATAGCTTCCATTTTAGAGTTTAATTCAAACTCGTAAGCCATTAGTTGTTTTTTAGCTAAAACTTCAGCTTGTAAGTACTGAGATTTTAATTGACCTCTAGTTTGTTCTAATTGCATTTCAGCCTGCATCTTTGCTTGATTTTTTTGTATTTCAGCTTGTGCTGCAGCTTGTTGTGCTTGTGCGTTAGCTTGAGCTTGTGCTTGCATATTTTGTTGTTGCATTTGCTGATCTCTTTCTTGTTTCTTTTTTCTTTTTACTTTAAGCATTTGATTAGCTAACTTTACGTTTCTTATATTACGCAAATCAATAGCATCATCTAAATCTATACTACCTTGCTGTAAAGAAACTTGTATATTGTTTTCTAACATTTGTTTTTCCTCATCATCTGGCATTAACTCTATAAATATACCAAAGTCATATAAATGTAAGTTTTTCATTTCATCTAACGTAGCGACGTTATGAGCGCCTAATGCTCTAACAAAAGCATCTTTAGTTGGTGAGTACTCTATGATATCAGCTATACGTAATGATAAGCACTCTGCAACTTGAGCAGTTATAAATAGCATTGATTGTAAAATATGTCTGGTAGCTGTATTAGAATTAGCAGCTGCCATTTTTTGTACACCAACTAATGCGTTACGATCAGGTGTGCTAGCATCTCTTGCTTCATTTAATCCGGTTACGTCACGTATCATTTGTAAGTAATAATTGTAAGTTGAAATTAAACTTTGTAACTTACCACTATTAACACCATTGCTTATTTGTTGTATTGGAACTTTACCAGGATTAGGATCGCCCTCTGATGTAAAACTTCTACCAATAACAGAACCAGTTTGAAAAAACATATTTAAAGCTTCTTGCGGATTATAGTTTGTTCCGTTACCTAAATCTATTTCAGCTAAACCATCAGCATCTAAGTATACACCATCTGGAACCATACGCGCCATAACTTGCTGTAACTTTAAATGTGTTAACTGTATCATATCTGCAAAGCTAGTTATTCTACTTACTAAGCTTTCTATTCTACCTTCATATAACCTAGGCGCTACAATTTGGTAATTCATTTTTACTCTACTAAAATCAGAGTCTGTACGCATCATGTTATCGCACATTTTCCAACTAAGTATTTTATCTGAGCCTATTAAGTAAACACCTTCGTATAAAGTCTCAACAACTCTTTCTAGTTTTTTAAATTCACCATCCATGCTTTCAACAGGTGGATCAAACGTATCATCTTTTTCAATAACTCTTTCAGCTCCAGTTCCTAACTTTTTTAACTTATAAACATTATTCATGTGTGTTTTGTAATTAAAGTAAAGAACGTTTACTTTATTTTTATCGTAGTTAGATGTATGATCTAAAGGTCTATATTGTTTATCTGCTACTTCTTTTATTTCTTTTTCAGATAAATTAGGAAATTGTTTTACTAGTTCGTTTATTGGTATTTCTTTTACCTCACCAACATAGTATACATCATCAAAATAAGGAGAGTCTGTGTGTGAATATATTAAATTTGCTGGATCAACATATTCCGCTTTAGCACCGCTGCTAAAATCAAATGTAGTTTTAGTAGCACCGATACCTAGTACAGTTAAGTCATAAAGAACTCTACGCCTTACTAAATCATAATCACTACCTTCTAGTAAAACATTTAATGCCTGTTCTTCAGCTAACTCAACAGCTTGCTTGTAATCTAACTGCATATGAAGCTTTAATTCTTCCTCTGAGTCTGGTAATTTTTCAGGCTCATTTTCTTTCATATCAATATCATACTGCTGTTGAATTATGTTGTCAAACTTTTTAGCTCTCATATCTCTAAGCAAAGACTCCATATATTCAGTTCTTTTGCTTACACCATATTCATCTTGAGAATAACAGTTTATTTGATAATTTCTTTGAGCCATACCATTAACAACTATATCAACAAACTTAGGTACAATAGGTACTGGCTTCCAATCAAGATTTAAATAAGATAAATCACCATTTATAGACAACTCATTTTTATACTTTTGTATAGGTTGTTCCCCTCTTGCGTAAAGTCTTAGTGTGTGAAAGTTATTTTTAAAACTATTGTACTTAGATGTAGCACCAGAAAACCATTCATGTCGTATTGCTCTTGCAACCTTTAATCCATAATCTTCGCTTAGTTTTTCTAAATCGCTAACAGCTTGTGATGGAAAATGTATTGAGTGTTGTGAGTTCATATTTTATTTTTAATTATCGTAGATGAAAATCCAGAATTATTATATTTTGATATAGTTAAATTTAATGGTTGTTTTTGTTTAATAGGGTTTGGTCTATATAAATGTCTATTACAAGCCATAATTGCTAAACCAGAACTTATTGAAGCATCGTGCCTAGTTCTTTTATTTATATCAAACCTAGACCAGTCATTTAAAGTTTCATTAAAATACATAGTACCATAAGTACCGTCTTGTAATAATCCAACATGGTCATTGATATACATTTCAATAGCAGCAGCATGAGCTTGCTTTATATCTTCACTAGAGTTTGGTATACCACCTACTTCCTTTTCTGCAACTGATAACTTATTCCAAACTTTATCAGGTCTGTTCATACTAAATCCTCTATAACCTCTTCTTCTTAAATAGTATAATAATCTTGGTTTATTATTTTCAGCAAGTATTGGCATTCCATAAAATACTAATGCCATTAAAACGTCTTCAAAAAATATTTCAGCAGTTTGAGGTTTTGCTATATATTCAAGGAAAAAAGTATTTGCTGGCGCATCTTCCATTGAAAACTTTGTTAAGCCATGCAAAGCACCTTTTGAACCTCGTTTATCTACTGTTCCAGATATATCGTATGAGTCACAGCCAAAAGCTCCCATGTGTTCATTACCTGGATATCGTACGCCATTTTTAATAATAACGTTATTTTGTAATCTAGAACTTGGCACCCAACTAACCTTAAATCTACCGTTAGGATTTGGGTTAAAAACAACCATCGTATCTTTTTTCCCATTAAGCCATTGAAAGTTACCAACCGTAGTTACTGAAGAGTTTCTATTACCTTCGTTATAATCTATTTGTTCGTATATCTTTATAAGATTAAATAAACTATTTTTTGTTTCATCTCTAAACGCGTGTTCTTCTGTTCTAGGAAACTGACGGTAAAATTCATTTAAAGCATCTTGATCTTCTTTTAAACCATCAGCTTCATTTTCCCAATGATCGATTACACCTTGATCTATCTCTATGCCGTGGGGATCAAATGCTGGTTCACTAGGATCGTTAAATACAGGCTGTCCATATCCATCAATGAAACCTTCATAATTCCACTCCATGGGTATAAACAAAGAATAAAGTCCTGATTTAGTTTGTCCATTTCTGTTTCGTTTTGTGACATCTGAATTATAATATAAGTTTTTAAAATTATCCCCTCCTTTATCTAAAGCATTAGATGTACTTCCCATCATACATTTACCTACTATCCTACTACCTAATCGCAAACAAGTTTTTGTAACTCTCCAGTTATTTTTTATATTGTCAGGTCTTTCCCATTTACCACTTTCATCATGAACTAATAGATTTAGTTTTTCACCATCATAACTATTGTCACCTGTATTTTTCCAGTCTATAGTTGTGTCAAGACCTTCAACGTCGTCCATCTCTTCACGTTCACGTATTTTTTTACGAGTAAACTTTTTAGCAGGTACCCTATAAGCGAGCTCGGACTTTGGTCGGTCCATACCGTCCTGTATTGGCTTGAAGAAGAAAGGATAATTAATACTAATCGGTACTACTTTGTCTGTAAACATTTTCTTTGCATCGGCACCTGTTTTAGATAATATACCAAATCTACTATCACTAGCTAATGTAGCTAAATTAACAGTTTCAGCTGAACTCATAAATGAAAAACCAGAACGTCTATTTTTTAAATAACACATTCCGTAACTTCTTTTATCTGCTTTACAAGCTTCCCAAAATATATAGAATAATCTATTTGCTTCTCTATAATCTGGCGCGCCTACATCTATTTTACTCCATTGTAAATACATATAGTGTGTGCCTGTAGGTTGGCTTGCCATTATTCATAAACCAAAAACCTTCTTCTCTTCTTTTAAACTCTTCGTCTATATATTCATAATGACTTTGTTTAAAATCATCTGGATATGTTTGCCAATCAAATACAGTTTTAATTCTTTTAAAAGCTGAGTTAGCTGGAAATTGTTTCCACTTTTGCTCTGACTTTATTTTACTACAACTATATATTTCTTTAGGTTGTTTAGGTAAAGCTATTTGTAAACCTTGTATTTCTATGATATCGCCGATCATACCGGTTTTAGATATAATAACTATATCATTTTCTTTATCATAACCATACTTCCATTTTTTAGACTTGTTAAGTCTTTTAATGGTATTTATTTTTATAGGTTCTACAACCTTAAATAAGTTTTGGTTATACATTATTTAGACCTACCTTCTGCAAACCCTTTGAATTTATTCTCTTTCTTTTCTTCTATAGGTTTACCTTCTAATAAACCCTCTTCTTCATGGATTCTGTTTAATATTTCAAATGCATCAAATATAGCTAACTTTTTTGTAGCAGCTGCATTTTTTAATCTATCAGCGGAAACATCATCTCCAGAATCAACAATAGCTTCTTTAGCTACCTTGATTAATTCTTCAACCGCTTTATGCCCAGCTTGGATTATATTCTTCTTCGTTTCCTTTATATTCATATTTAATTGTAATAAATTTATTCATAACTCTATATAATCTCTCTCCGTTTATAATAAACTCATACTCCATACTAGGCGCAAATCCTACTAAATCATTTATATTAAAACTACCATCAGAGTATTTAACTACACCTATTAAAGGTCTTTCTTTGTCATTAGTAAATTTATCATTAGATTTTAGTGGTTTAATAAAACTATAGCCAGGCATAGCTTTATTATTGTATAAATATATTTGATCTTCTGATATTATATATTTATCTTCTTTCCAATATGATCTACTATTTTTTTCTCTACCTTTAACATCATACCATCTTCTAAAAACATTATGATGAACTATTACCTCATCACCCACGTTAATGGGTGATTGAAATAATAATGGAGTAGCGATAACTTTTGCTAATCTATTTACAAATTGATGATTTGATACTTCTGTATTAAGTATTAATCTTTTGTCATCAACTTGCTTAGTATTATCATAGCGCTCACCAATAGGAGAGACAATAAAATCTTTATAAGCATTCATTAATATTCTAAGTTATACTCAACTGATATAGCCATATTCTTGTTAAAATCTTTCCAAGGTATAACTATATCGTCTTTTCTAATATAAATAGAGTACTTATCTTCTTCTTCTATTATATCACAAATTTTATGACCACCATAGACTTCTTGACCAACAGCATAATGCATGGCATCATTTTTATAGTCTTTACCTATGGTAATTTTCCTGATGATATTATTTTTCATCTTTCTTTTCTTTAGGCCAGTTGATAGTTCCATCGTCTAAATTAACGTCAAAAGTACCATATTCTTTAACTAGCACGTCTTGCATTTTCTTAACACCCTTTTGTGCTTCATCTAAATTGTGTAGTAACATATGCTTTTGAGCCTCTATCTTGCCAACATTAAATTGTATAGCATTTATAGTATTAACTACTTTTTGTAAATCAGATAAATGTTTGTCTGATATCTTATCAACCTTAGGTTTAAGGTCAATCACTTTTTCTTTTTTTCCCATAATTTAATTTAATTTAATTTATAATTTAATAACCGTATACTTTCCACACTATATCTTTTATATAAAATACAGCATTGGCAGCGGGCCTATCGCCAAGTTGAGCCCAATATATTTTTGCTGTATCAGTGGTTTGAGATACTGAAAACTGATTAGAAATAGAAGGTCCAAATGTAGCAACTTGATGCTGTGGTACACCTGGGTCATCTCCAGCTCCATCGTCGTTTATACCTATGTTATTCAAAACGCAATACGTTCTAACTTCGTCAGTGCCGCCCCAATAGTCTCCTATACTACCACCAGGATTATCTAGATATAATTTAAAAGTAATCTCATGATAACCACCTGAACTTAAAGCTAAGCCTGAAGCTGGTGCAAAAAAATTTGTGTTTTTTATACCTGCCCCATTACTATCTGTTTGAGTTACAGCGAACGTACCTTTTAGCCAACCAGCTTCGCCAGACCCTGGTGCCGTTTGATTCGTTGCTAAAGTTAAATCACTAGCTGAGTTTTGTACACTAAAAGCCTCCCAGTCACTTGAGTCGTCACCAGCACCTCCAGAAAAATCACTAGTATACGTATGTAACAAACCAATTTGAATCCCGCCTTGTGTTAACGAATTTCCTAATCCTAACATTAATCTCCGAAATAACAGATTATACCACCATCAGTATCAGCCTGAGGTGTAACACTAGTCCACCTTCCATATATAACAGATCCACCTCTAAACTTAGCGCCAGATAAAACTAAACCACCATCACCGTGATCAGTTGCGTTTGTTCCAGTTGTATCTTGCTCGTGTGCCGCAGATACGGTATTAAAATACATTAATGGATCTTCAGCTACTAAAGCTGTTGGGGTATTATCTTGTATAAAGTATATAGCCACAATAACTTTACCAGCTGGTGGAGTAACTGCTGTTGCAGTGTCGCAATAAGCGCTACCCATTTGGCCAAAGCCATAAGAAACTTGTGTTGAATTTATTCCCATAATTATTTATTTTTATTTTGTTCTTGATTCTTTTTAGACGATCCGCCGAAAAAGAAATCGACTACCGTATTAACTTTAGCACTCATAGCACCAAATATAGTTGAGATGAAACTAATTTCAAACTCACCCATTTGTATATCACCCACTACGAAGTATCTAAACATCATAAAGCTTAATCCAAAGTACGCTGCCGTAAATAACGTCGCAAGTACTTTTTGAATGAACGCATCGTCTTTATACATATCCCTAGCGCTCTTTCTGTCTTCAACTTCTTTGGCGAAAGCTTCAGCTTCGGCTTCGAGTAAAACTCTTCTAAGAGCGAGCTTAGCCTCATCTCTTTCTTTGTCTGTCGTAATAACCTTGTCAAGTATTCCTTCCGCATTGTCTACTATCTTGCCGAATAAGCCATTTGCAATTTTTCCTATCATCGTTTATTATCTTTTATCATATCATCGATAGACTTATTCATGACCTTATCGGTGTATGATTGGTTAGTAAAAAACACACTCTTTTCTGAAGTAGGTATATCTTCTTCCCCTAAAAGTATACGATATATTCTACTTATTAAGTGTGAACACTTAAAGGAGGTTTTGAATACAGAGTATTTGATGGTTGTTCTATTTCTGTGTCTCCACGTTTCTATCCAACCATTCCTCCTTAATTTTTCCCAACGGTTCTTATCCCAACTCATTGTGTAAGTACCGTCGATAAATTCTTGACGCGTAAATCTTCCTTTACAATCTAAATAAATTAGTAATTCAAGATCAGCATCTGTTAACCCGTAAGTCTTACAGGCCCATTTTCTAACGAGCCTGTAATACTTAAGGATTTGTAAATCACGTAAATCGTGACTAGTTAATCGCATTTGCTATTATGAAGCAGCGAATGAAGTAGCAGGAGAGCCTGTAGCAAGTATATCTCCTGTAACGTGCCATTTGTCTGCTGCTACATTAGTAACTCTAAAACTAGTACCTTGAATACCAGTTGTACTACCATCGCAACTAACGGCAGAAAACCCATCGCCATCTACAGCCGCAAAAGTTACATCTGCGTCAGATGAATCAGTATCTGTATTGTGTAATACACCGTACATTTTTTCATTACTAGTATCTGCATTAACAACTTTATGAGCGTTTGAAGTAGCAGTTACATTGATGTAAAAATCAGCAAACCAACCTACAATATCTCCAGCGCCTGAATCTGGTAATGTTAAAACAGCACCATCAGCATCGTTAAATACAAATGTTTTTCCTGAGTCAGCTGAAGTAAGTGTATCATTTACAGTTACAAGCTCTATATCAACAGTATTATTACCTAAAGTATTTTTAGTAATACTAGTAACTCCAGTTACGTTGTCATCGCAATAAACATTTCCGTGGTCATCAGCTATAACAGCTGTTGATCCTGATTTTCCACCAGCTAAAGCCCCACCAATAGCGAACATAGCTTCTTTTTCTTTTGTATCTGTTACAGATAAAGTTATTAAATCAAAGCCAGCATTATTACCAGCAGCACCTGCAGCAGCTTCAAAACGAAGTAATACTTCGGCAGAACCTGATTGCTCCATGCCTTTGAAGTTTGACACCTTATTCATATAAGCATCATCTTCACCGTTTCTAATATAAACGAATCTATCCATTTTTTAAATTTTTTAAAGATTAATAATTAATTTTTGATTTTATGTTTGTTGTTTATGGTTTATAGTTTATGTATAATCTACTTTAATAGTAATTACACGTTTTTACTAAATAGTAATTATTCTACTATAACTATATCCCTAGCACGTATTACCCTGTACATACTATCATTATAACTAATATCATGACCAGCAATAGCATCATAGTATATACTATCCCCAGCTTTAACCACTTCCACCATATTCCCAACAGATATGATATTAGCTTTTTTATATCTATTTGTTTCATCTGTTTCATCTGTTAATATAAAGCCTCCGACTTTCTTTGGCCCTTCTTTTATTATATCAACTATTACATAATCGTTAACTGCTTTCATTTACTCTTATATTTGATATTACACAGTCTGCTGACATAATAGTTAAAGCTACACTTACAGCATTTTTAAGTGCAGACTTAGTTACAAGCACTGGATCAATAATACCAGACTCAACCATGTTAACTTCTTTGCTGGTTACTACATCTACACCTATACCTTTAATAGGTCTTGGTGCTACTTGTTCTAAACCAGCATTATCTAATATAGTATTAAACGGTGAGGATAAAGCATTAAGCAATACCTTACCAGCTCTGCTGGTCGAAATTTTTTGGCTAGCGTTTAATAATGCTACGCCACCTCCTGGTACAATACCTTCTTGCAATGCTGCTTTAGTAGCGTATATAGCATCTTCAACTCTGTCTTTCTTTTCTTTTAACTCAACCTTAGAGTTAGCGCCTACCCTTATTATACCTACACTACCAGATAACATAACTAACCTGTCTTCTAGTTTCTTTTTAATAAAACTATTTTGCTCTTCAGCTAAATGTTTATTTAACTCATCTATCCTATCTTCAATATCTTGATTCATACCTTCTAGTGTTAGCACAGTATTTTTATCATCAGTTACAGCGAAGTCAGCTTCACCTAAATGCTCTGGCTTCATTAAATCTAAATCATCACCAAGTTCTTCATTCATTACTGTAGCTCCAGTTAATATAGCTAAATCTTCTGTAGCGTCTTTTTTAGTAGGACCAAAGCCTGGTAAGTCTATAACATTAACTTTAATAGTACCTTTTACTTTATTCATAAGTAAAGCGGCTTTAACTTGTTGTGCCACTGGCGCTACTATTAATAAAGCTCTATTGTTTTTAATAACATACTCTAGTATATTTTGTATCTTACGCACATTAGGTATTTCAGAAGAACATATAAGTACTAAAGGATTATCTAATTCACAAGTTTGTTTTTCTGTATTAGTAACAAAATGTGGAGAAGTTATAGCACAATCTATTTTAACACCGTCTACAATATCAACGTATGTATCTTCTGATTCGCTTTCTTCCATTAGCACTACACCATTTTTACCAACCTTATCATAAGCTTCAGCTATAATAGCTCCTAGCTTCTTATCGTTGTTACATGATATAGCACTAACAGCTTTTAGCATATCATCTTTTACTTCAATAGCTACACTATCTAAGTAATCAATAACATCTTTTAATGTACTGTTAACCCCGTCTTTAATTTCTCTGATTGTTAGACCTTCTGCGACCGCAGTATCTATTTGTTTGATTATTGCTTCAGCTAATACTGTAGCAGTTGTTGTGCCATCACCAGCATCCTTAACTGTATTTCTGGCAGCTTCTTTGATTAAAGTAGCACCCATGTTTTCTACCGGGTCATATAAGACTACGCTTTCTGCAACGGTTACCCCATCTTTTGTTATGACCGGTTTGCCTCTACCATCTTCATATATAACGCATTTTCCTGATGCACCTAATGTTGATTTAACGGCTTGGGCTAATTTATTAACTCCAGTAATAACTCTTTTTTTAGCGTCACTACCAAAGTCTAGATTTTTAACCAAATCGCTTGGTAAGTTATATTCCATAATGTATTTAATTTAATTTAATTTAATTTTGTAGATTTAAAGCTCTACTACTTTCCTGTTCTCTTAGCTTTTTCTTCTCTAGATTCAGTATTATATTTTTTACCTTTATAAGTAAAATAACCTCTTTCATCTCCGTAGTGAGCTATACCAGCTTCTTTATTTTTGTTTCTTGCAGCTCTGTATGCTTCACTAAAACTCATGTTGTCGTAGTTTATCGGCTCTTCTTTTTTAGGCTCTACTGGTTCAGAATCTTTTTTACCTGTTCCTTCTATATAGTCACCTGTTTCATCGTACATTTTAGGTCTTTCAACTCTATGTTCTAAACCTGGTGTTTGACCTCCTCTTGGATCTACTAGATCAGCTTTCTTGTCTTTACCAGCTTCTAAGTTATCAGCCATATCTTCTTTTACACCAGCTCTTATTTCTTTAGACGATGCTCTTCTTTCTAATCTTTGTAGTCTTCTATCGCTACCACCTTTTTGTCTAAGCTCTTCAGCTCTTTCTCTAAGCTTTTCAGCCTTTCTTCTTTTACGATCTATTCTTCTTTGATTTGCATTGGTAATGGGTACTTGATTCTCAGAACCAGTACCCTCACCAAATGTCATTCCTGCTAATTTAAAACCCATTACTTTCTACCTCCTCTTTTACCTGTTATCAAATTACCTAAACCTTCAAATCTTTTCTTTCTAGTTCTAGTTCTAGTCTGTCCAGTTCTTTTGTTTATTTTAATTTTAGTTACAGTGTCAGCGCCTCTTTTAGTAACCTTAACTTTATCTCCTCCTCCTTTAACTTTCGTTTTCTTAGTTAAGTTTCCAGCAGCATCATAGTCTCTCATCTTCATTTTCTTAGAACCTGGTTTAAGTTTAACCTCTCTAGAAGTTCCAGTTTCTAAATTCTTTTCTCTCTTTATCATTTTGTTTCCACCTACTTTTCTTCTTCTTATAAGCGTAGCTTCATCTGATAAACCAGGAACTCTTTTTCTTTTTACAGTATCTCTACCTTTTGTTCCTTTAGTTTCAGTAACACCATGTCTTTTACCAGATCCATAAGCTTTATTAATCTGATTTTGTATAGCATTATACTTGTCAGATCCTTTTTTATGATTCTTTCGCTCTTTAATAAGTGCATCTAATTTAGGATTGTTTTTCTTAGCTGCTCTGTATTTTGCGTTATCAGCAGCTTTTTTAGCAGCATCTCCAGCTCCTTTGCTAGCATCTTCCGAACCTTTTCCTTTACCACCACCCATGAGAGAACTTATAGCACTATAAGCTATTCCAGCAGGAGTTCCATACTTAATTACATTCTTTAATATATTTCCAGCTTTAGATCCACCTGCTTTTTTAAACATGTCCGGTGTAAATGCTGCTGTTCCAGCGGCTTTACCTTTATTGCCCTTGATTAAATTTTTACCTTTTTTAATAAGATTTTTACCACCTTTTGCAATAGCTGGCAATGCTCTACTTCCAACTCTAGCTACGACTCCCGCAATTTTTTGTGGTGAATCAGCGCTTTTACCAACTGCCTTTCCTTTACCTGACATTCTTCTTGCTTTCTCGGCAGCACGTGATGCTCTAAGTTTTGTTGGATCTGCTTGAACAGATTTTCGTACAGATGTTCCTACTGTTTTTCTTACGACCTTGCCAGTTCCTCTCATTGCGGCTTTTGCAACCCCAACCATCTTTTGTGGTGACTTTGTTTCTCCAAAACTTCTACCACCCATTTTTACTCCACCAATTGCTCTTGCTTCTCCTGATTTCATTGCTTTGCCCGCTGCTCTTACAGCCTTAGAAACTCTCCCTTTTGTGCCTACTTTTTTTATAATATTGCTAGTTCCTTTTCTTACAACTTTTCCAACTGCACTAAGCTTTTGCGGTGATACACCTTTGCTTAGTGTGTTACCAGCACCTGCACCCATTGCTCTACCCATTACTTTACCAGCGCTTGCGCCCGTTGCTGATCTAGCAGCGTTCATTGCCGCTTCTCTAGCAGCTCTTGTCATTCTTTTACTTACTCTACCAGCTGCTTTTCCAGCCTTACTTACTAATCTTTGTGGGCTAGGCTTCATCTTTTGTGAAGAACCTGGCCTCATCATTTTTTGTGAACTCATTCCAGTTCCTTTACCCATATCTGGGCGTCCCATTTTAAATGCCATTTTTTAAATATTTAATCGATTAATTTATTCATTTTCGGCTTGCATTGCCTCTTGTTCCCATGGGTGATTTGGATGGCCTTCTGGCCAACTACCGTTAGGACCATCTATCACTCCATTTTTTCTGATGTATATATTACCGTCCCACATCATCCAGTTATCACCGTAATCGGCTCTACCTTCTTTCATATCTCGCATGTGTTTCATTTCATGCTTAATGATGCGATTCATTTGTTTTTTATTGGACTGATCTACATCAGGGCTGATGGCTATACTACCATCATTTCTAGCTTCCGCTATAGCACCTTTATCTAATGGCGTGGTAACAACTCTTACTCCTCCCATATGTGTTGGTGTATTTTTTCTGCTACCTAGTTTAAATGCCATATTGTTTTATTTAAAAGTTTTTACTACTTTAGGTCCTTTAACGTACTCTAGTTTTTTTGAGAAATGATCAACGCTACCATCTATAGCGGCTTCGGCGCCTTCCATCGTTTCTCTTCTTGTTATATCTACCCACTGATCTTTATCTTCAGGTTTATTAACCTCTGTTTGATAATAACCATTAGGTAACTGGGTTATTCTCCAGTTCTTTTTATTAGCTAAGTGTCTCCACTCATCTAATTGTTTTTCTGAAATTTTAGGTTCTGTAGTATATGAACTACTTTTATAGTATATGTATGTCATGTTATTTTGGTTTTAATTAATTAGGTATAAGGATTTTCCTTATTATGCTTCGGTACCTATTATCATAAATTCAGCAACCGTTCCAGTTGTTGAAGCATAGGCCCATAAATTGTTTGTACCAGTTACTGGCATAAATGCGTGTTCACCACCTCTTATCTCCATAATATTTTCAGCAGCATGATTGTCATAGTATAAAAATATAACATTGTTTGTTGCATGATATGTAGCAGTGTTCTTAACATAAACTTGTGCGGGAGAAGTATATTTACCTTTTTCTACTAATTTAGCGTGGTTTTGTTGACTATGTGTAGCGTCAGCATCTCCCGTGTTATCTAATATAGACAAGTTAGATCCTGCAGCATCAACTAAGAACATACCACTCTCTGTAGTAATAGCGTTTGTTAATGTAATATTTTGTGGACCAGTACCTGTACCAGATACAGCAGCAACAGTAATAGATCCGTTATGACCATTAGCATGTTCAATAGCTGCTTTCAGTAGTGTAAGTACAGCGTGTTGTGTTTGGGCAGCTGGTACGTCTATTGCTATACCACCAACTAACTCTGGTAAACCTAAATTAGCTGGAGTGTCAGATCCAATATCTGTACTTGAAGTAATAACATCTCCAGTAGCCACTGATGTAGCGGCACCGTCTACAACTACGTATCTTCTTTTTAACCCGTGGTTATCTGTTATATCTAAATATTGTCCTTGTAAAGTAGCACCGTCTGTAGAAGCATCTCCGTCTAAACAAGATATTTTCATTACTTTAGTTGTACTAGTTATATTTTCTCTAGCTAAACCAGATGAGTGACTGTCTCTAGTTACAGTTGCCGTGGTTGAAAAGCTTAGCGAATCAGATAATAAATCCGAGCTAGATATTGATAATGTAGTTTTTACTGTTGCCATATTTGTATTGTTTATTTATACGGTTAGTTCCGTTATTCCATACTTTACATAATTACATAGTGTTTAGCATATTTACTTTTCTTCCGTATTATAAATATAGGAGTATAGCGTATATCCCCCTCCCCTTCACCCCCACCCCCTCCACAGAACCCCATTATTTCACCCAGCCCCCATCGATTTTATGCGTTTAGAATTTATATAATTCTATATACATAGTAACTACAAGTATAATAAGATAATATATATAACTAATTTAAATAATAAACTAAATTACTAACAAACAAAATACAAAACAATAAAGATAATAATATAGAAGTTTAATAATATAAAATATAATAATATGAAATTAAAAAGATTTGTAATAAGAAAGTCTTTAATCGGTAAAGACGTAGTAGTAGAGTTCACTAACAAGAAAGGTGAAGTAGTAAAGTATAATCACGATGAAGTGTATAAATTTCACAAACTAAGATTTGATAGTATGCCTTGTTTTCAAAAGTATAAATCGTATACTAATACTAATTGTATGCCAGCATTTTGTAGAAATATGAAAATTACTGAGTAATATTTCTACTAAATACTGTGACAATAGCTAGTTACTCTAAGTACTTATATTGCTAATGTCATACTATAATTATAACTTTCATTTATACAATGAGAGAAGTGGCGGAGTATGCGCTAACGAAAATAAATGTATAAACAAATAATATACTTTTACAAACTAAATACGAAAGAGCAAAGATAATAATAATGTAAATAAAATAAATAGTTATGGATTATAAAAATTACTTAGTAAATTATATACTTGGATTCACTAATCATGAATATACAAAGTTAGAATTATACACTAAAACATGTATAGAATTATCAAGAATAAAAGATGATTTACATCGAAGAGATGATATAGAAGTGAATGCTGATTTTTGTACAGTAATATAATTGCAAACTAAATACAAAATAGTAAAGATAATAATAATAAATAAATTAAATAGTTATGGAAAATAATGTAATTAAGTCTAAAAGATTTGTAGTGAGGCAGTCACTAGTAGGTCAGAACAAGACTATAAACGTAGAGTTCAAAAATGGTAAAACTGCCACTTACAATCACGATAAAGTGTTTGCTATTATGAAAGATAAACTTGAAGCAATGCCATGTTGGTTAAAGTACAAGTCTTATACTGCGAGTAATAACATACCAATGATGGTAAGAAATGAAGATATTACCTAATGAAGCGTAAATTCACTCACGAGGAAGTTATAATTACTTCAGTAATTGTAAGTATGTGTGCAAGTATAGTATACGTTCTCGGAATGCTAATTTACAACGTCGCTACTAGTGGCGTAAATATGAGTATATAGTTGTAGTTCCACTTGTTTAGCAACTAAAAATAATACGAATGAGTAAAAGGTAGTAATGGTTTAAGTGAGTTCGATTCTCACCACTACCACTAAAAATTAAGTTATGATAGAAAAAATAAATAAACTAGCGCAAGAAAGATTTGGCGAGTTCGGCTTTGACACTTGCAATTTTGAGCAACAAATAGAAATTTTAAACGAATATTGGTATAAAGATGAGTAGATTTAGTATAACAAATCATAAAGGTTTTCACTTAAAGTTCAACAATAGTTGGCAAGTGAGTGTACAATTCGGTCCAGGTAACTACTGTGAGCGAAGAGAAGATAACTATGATTCACCTAAAAACACTGATTGCTGGGATTCTAATAATGCAGAAATAGCTGTTTGGAGTACTCGCGATGGTAAAATGGTGATGTTAGAGTATGATGTAGTTCGTGGTTACACTACTACAGACGAAGTGGCTAAAGTAATACACTTAGTTAGTACTGCTAAATCTACTCTTACTACTGAAGAAATGACTAAAAAATTAAGTAAATTATGGAAATAGATATAGATAATTTAATGAGAAACTCGTTTGGAGTACTCACTAATAGGATGAGTGTTGAAGATGTTTTAACTCAATATAGCGGAGCAGGCGCAATGTTTTATGGTAATCCATTTGACTTTCGCACTGAAGAACTACAAGAAATGTTAGAATACTTTGAAAATACTGAAGAATATGAGTATTGCAGCGAAATAAAGGAGCTAATAGACGCTAAAAATGTAGCAGATATTGACATGTTTTTAGATAAATTAGCAAGTAATAACGGTATAACACTACAATAATATGTGCGATTTAATAATAACATTACTAATTCTTCACTGGATTTACATAATGTATCAAGACTACTATGGTCCTACACTTTATGAAAAGAAGGAAAATCACTTAGATTTTCTTGAAGAAGATGAAGAAGTAGAAGAAAAGAAATAATATTAAACTTCGGTCGAGTAGCTTAACTGGATAAAGCAACAGCCTTCTAAGCTGTAGAGTGTAGGTTCGATTCCTACCTCGATCACTATACAAATAAAATACGAACACTATAAGATAATATAATTATGAGATATGAATGCAAATACTGTAAAGCTAACTACACTAGTCTAATTATCAAGCAAATGGAAGGCAAGATAACTAGACAAGATGTATTAGATTACAAGTGTTGCGATAAAAAGCGCAAGAAATGAAGAGAATAACTATTAAAATAGAGTCAAAAGAGTATCGAAAAGGTAATCCTTTTTGGCAATTCTCTCGTTTCAAGCGTGTTCATAAAAGTAAAAAGACTTATAGTCGTAAGAAAAAACATAAAAATTATGAGTAAATTAAAAACATTAGAAGAATTACTGCAAAATCACGACTGGTTTTACCAATATAGTGATGATTATAGTGTATACGAGCGTGGTCAAAACGCTTGGAAAACTATAAGTAAAGTAATGGAAGCGCTAGATGACGCTGGTTTAAGTGATGAATCTAATGCTTTATATGAAAAATATTTACCACAAATATTAAAATATTAAAAATGAAAAGAGTTAACTATATAACGGTGCTAGATTTTGAAGTCGGTGAAGTATTTCAATACAAAATAGGTAACGCGTGGTTACCTGATAATGAAGCTTTTGAAGATTTTATAACAGGCAAAGGTCATAGTTTAAGTTGCTGTCAGTGGATGTGCCATGAAAGCGATAGAATAATAAAAGATAATTAATATGAATAAAGTAAAAAATATACACGAAGCAAGAGCTATATTTGACTTGCTTGGTATTAAAGATGTCACTAAAGACTGGCAGAGTAAAAAAGGTACTCAAGTTTTTGAGTTACCATTTAAAACTATGTACGCTAACGGCTACAAAGAAGTAAACAGATTTACTATTTACAAAAGTGGCTATGTGCGTAAAATGTTAGTTAATAGTAAAGGTGCTAGCTACTGTTGCTATCAACTAAATAGAACTCGTATTGCACCAAAATACTATAAAGACTACGACCTTGATGGTAACTGGACAGGTAAGTATAATAGATATGTTGGTAAAGAGCGAATAATGATACCTAATCATGAAGATCGCTTTGTTTACCTTTGTAATTATATACTTAAAAACTACTACAGAAATCAAACTGGTGCTAGTTTTTATAGAATTAATGACTATCAAGTAAGTTTAATGCAAAATGTAAAACCAGAACCGCAAGATTTACCGTTTGAAGAAACAGTAGAGCGTGATAGTTTTATAGATAATAATGATATTAAAGTAGTAATCAACGGTCACCGTTATAATTTAAGTTAAAATGATAGAAATAATAATAGTATTTGTAGTAGGTTTTTGTGCAGGTATGTACGTAACTACGCAAATAAGTAATGATATTGATAAATTAAGTAAATAATGATAGAAAAATTAAAAGATTTAGAACAAGAAGCAATGGATGAGATGAGTCCAGAAGCTTATAGTGATGCTAAAGAATTTTTATTAATAAATAATAAAGTAATTACGCCTCACGAAACAGCTCTTTACAAAGCAGGTTACTTAGACGGTTTGCAAGCCGCTATAGTAGCCGCTAGTGAAAATAGTAGCGATCATAGCTATACTATCGATTTAGATGATATATTTTAATACAAACAAAATACAATCACTACAAGATAATATATACGTATGAAACAATGTTTAAAATGTAATAATAATGTACCACAAGGCCGCCTCGATCTTGGCTATAAGGTTTGCGTTAACTGCTCGTCAGTAATGCGTTATGGTTGTATACCAATAACAAATCACAAGACTGGTAACGAGATTCAAATCATGTCTAGCGAAGATGCTGAGTTCATACTGAAAAAAACTCGCAGACGCGGCTACGGTACTATGTTAAAATAATATAATATGACAGTAGAAATAACACAAGATGATTTCCAAGCTTACGAAGATGTAAGAGAATCAGGAGTAACTAACATGTTTAATACTTCTGTAGTTTCCGACTATTCAGGATTAAGTAAAGATAAAATAGTTAGCATTATGCAAAACTATTCTGCGCTGAGAGATAGATACGGAAACTAAAAACGCAGGCGAAGGGAGTGTAGGTCAATACGCCGACAATCGGATTAAGTACACGACCATCTAACCTTCTTGCTGCAATAGCACGGACTGGGCATGATGATGCAAGTAATTGCTAGTGTTGTTAACTGACGAGTTGGTAGGTTCGATTCCTACCCGTGCTACTATAAATACGAGGTGAGCGTGGTAACGCGTGTATGAGGTATTCGAGTCCTCCACGCAAACGGCAGGATAAAGCAGATATAAACGATAGTGGTGAATTGGGCCGATTAGTGATGTCAACGAAACCACTTGACAGATGTTTATACGAACCACACCTGCCCGGCCTCGTTCTTTGTACAAATTAAATACAAATAAAGTAAGATAATAATAATATGAAAAATTTATACGAAAAACTAAAACCCGAAATACGCGATGGTATTCAGGAAGACTTAAAAAAATATCCTACTACAACCATGGCTTTAATTGACAGCTTAAAAGCAGCAAGCTTTTGGTCTGACTTGAAAGTACATGATGTTAGTAAGCTTATTAACTTTTCACATACTAATTTATTATCTATTAGTCATATGGATTTACTGTATGGTGATAGATTTTTAATTTCTGATGATGAAGATTATACAGTTTCAATAACAGGGTAGTATGGAAAAATTTATAACAGACGGTGGTTTAAGTATAACTACTGTCGCATTTTTTTACTTAGCTATATTTACAATACTAGCTATACAAACTAAAATTAAATAATATGGGAACAAGAGCAACAATAAGCATAGCTAAGCGTGAAGAAGGAGTATCGTTTAGTGAAAAACCAGATAAAAAACTGGTAAGTATTTATCATCACTATGATGGTTACCCTGAATATTTAGGTGTGACATTAGCTAATTATCTAGAAGATAAAAAAATAACTAATGGTCTAAATAGAGACGATAAAAATTGTTTTAATGGTATCGCATGTATGGCAGCTTCTATCATAGCAGAGCTAAAAGATGAACCAGGTAATGTATATATAGAAGACCCAGAAAGGCCTCATAGTTGGATAGATTATGAGTATTATGTGTGGGGCGATTACCATAAAGACATATGGATTAGCATATTTGATGGTGATGAGTGCATCTTTGTAGGTAAACCAAAACAATTGCAAACAAAATACGATGACTAATGGATAATATACCTGAGGAAAATTTAAAACGATTAGCTAAGTTTATTGCTGAAGAGTTAGTAAACTTAGCAAAAGAAACAAGTGGTCCAGACTGGTCTACCACTAACATAAAAGACCATCAAATAGGTGAGTTAGCACGCTGTGTCACCCTTCAAAATCTTTACTTAGATCGCGAAGAATACGAAAAATGTGCTATAATGAAAATACGAATTATGGAGTTAAGCGATAGATTAGGTCTACCGATTGACCCAAACTTAATGAATTTTGAAGATGAAGATGAAATATAAACCAATGTTAGCTTACCCAGTAAGTGACAAACCAATAGACTACAAAAGTGTAGTGTATATGCAACCAAAGCTTGACGGCGTGCGTTGCTTAATACAGTACGAAAAGACCGGTCCTAATTTTATGGATAAGGGTAAAGTTGTTGCGTATTCACGTAACGACAAAGAGTGGAAAAATATCAACCATATATTAGAAGAGTTGACACCTTTTTTTCACAAACACCCAAATGTTGTACTCGACGGTGAGTTGTATAATCATGATTTTAAAGACGATTTTGAGTCTATAATATCTATGGTCAGAAAAACAAAACCGACTGATGAGGACAGATATATATCAGCCCAGAATGTACACTTTCATTGTTATGATATAATAGATACCACTAAAACCTATGAACAGCGTAGGAACTTTATTGTGCAAAATCTGCCAATACGTGATTGTATTAATGGTGTATTTACACAATTAGTTAGTAGCGAGAAAGAAGCTAAACAGTTCCATGAACATAGTTTAGAGCTAGGCTACGAA